CAAAGGAAGATAGGCCAATTTAGAGTGCAACATATAAAATTTATTCTACGGGCAAAAGAATGGTATATGGAGGCATTGATTGATAGTAAGATTGAGTTTGTGGGAGGGGAGGATTAACGCACAGGGCTTAACGCAGGTGTGGTATTAGATAGGTGATTTACAGCCCTTGTACTTGGCTTGGATATATATGCTGCCGATAGCCTGATTGTCAAGCCACACTTGCGGTAAACCCAATGTTGGCTGCTGTACGGTAAAAAAATAAAGAAATGACAAAAGAAAGTATCATAGAATTACAAAAGATTGATTGCAACTGTAATGATTGTAAACACCTTGTCCGTGATTTTGAAAAATATAAATTATTTGATGGTTTATATACAAATGAGAAGGGTCAGGTTACAAGTCCATCACATCGTGTCAATTATGGTAATTGTCAAAAATTAAATAAGGCGGTATCGTTTATTCCGAATACCTGTCAATTAGAAACGCAAGGCTGCTTTGAACATCGGAGAGTAGTATAGCGTACAACGCCTACGGCTTGGCGAAGTGGGGGAATTATACCCACAAAAGCCGATTAGAATTACTAATGTTTAATAACAGATAAAAGATGATAGAAGCAGTCAGCCCCCATTTTGCCAAACCGATGTTACCTGCTGGTGCGGTTGGTTTACGAGTACTTTCCTTATTCGATGGAATGAGCTGTGGGCAACAAGCACTTGAAAGAATTGGTGTAAATGTTTTGGAATATTACGCAAGTGAAATTGATAAACACGCTATTGCAGTAACGATGCACAATTACCCAAATACAAAGCAATTAGGAAGCGTTATTGATGTGGATGGATATACACTACCAAAGATTGATTTATTGATTGGTGGAAGCCCTTGCCAAAGTTTTTCATTTGCTGGCAAACGAAAAGGAATGAGTACAAAATGCGAAACAGAAATATTGACTTTAGAACACTATTTGGAATTGAAAAATGAAGGTTACGAATTTGAAGGGCAAAGCTATTTATTTTGGGAGTATATGAGATTGCTTAACGAAGTCAAACCAAAATACTTTTTACTTGAAAATGTACTGATGGGCGAAAAATGGGAAAAGATATTGAGTAAAGCAATTGGAGTAAAACCAATTGAAATAAACTCTGCTTTAGTATCTGCTCAAAATCGAAGAAGATTATACTGGACAAATATTGGAATGCAACCAATGGGATTATTTGGAGATTTAGAAAACATAATACCGCAACCAAAAGACAAAGGTATTTTGTTAAAAGATATACTTGAAAGTGAAGTTGATGACAAATATTATTTGAGCCAACAACGAATTGAAACAATGCTGAAAAGTGAAAGAAGTGTGCCTTATGTTGATGAAGAAACAAAGAAATTCAATTGCTTATTGGCTGTATATAATAAAATACCTACTGATGGGCAATATGTGGTACACAACACAATGCCACGAAGTAGCACAACTGGCAAAGGCGGTAGCGGACCACTAAGCCGAAATGATGGTAAAACCTATTGCTTAGATACTGGAAGCACAAATGCAATTGAATTAGTTGGATGTATAAAGTTTGGCAGAACAGATGAGGCAAAGGAAATGAGAAAAGAAAGTATGAAAAATGGCAAAGATTATACACCATTTCAAGCCAAAGAAATAACTGGTATTGATTACGATAAAATGAATACGCTTACTACTGCAATAAATAAAGATAACCTGGTAATGCAATTAAATCCATCAACTGAAAGTAATGGATGCCAACCTTACCAACAAAATAGAATTTATGATACAGATGGAATTAGCCCCGCCTTAATGGCTCAAATGAGTTGTGGCACTCACGCCATAAAACACGAAAGAAAAATAAGAAGATTAACACCTTTAGAGTGTGAAAGACTGCAAACCGTTAAATATGGATATACAAGTGTAGCTTCTGATAGTCAGCGATACAGAATGTTAGGTAATGGATGGACTGTTGATGTTATTGCTCACATATTATCTTACGGAGAATGGTCGTAGCACTTGCAGGTAACGGTGGGCATATTACGCAGGTTTGGAGGCTTTGCAATCAGATCCAAACCAGCACTAAAGCCCGGCTCTGCAAGCTGACCAGGATATGACTTCCAGCCAAACTTGCGTAAATGCCGTTGTTGTGTGCTGTTTTTCTTAGGGTTTTACAACTATCTTTAAAATAATTGTAAATAAATTAGGAAAATACAATTTGACGGCATATATTTGTATTACAAAAGCAAAAAACATGACAAAGACAATTTCACAATTACGCAAAGAAGCAAACAAAGCACCTAAGTACGTTTTAAAAATGGACGGACTTGATTTATTTGTTGCCGACAAACAGGCTTTAACTGGCTGCAATATCACTGAAGATGTAAAGAAGGCTAAAATGTTTTCAGTTGGTTTTGATAATGAAGAAATGAAAGCTGGAGTATGGACGGCAGTTGCACAGTTAATGACTAATAACAAAGATGTAAAGTTTGAAGTAATGTATTTATGAGAATAATAGTAGGATGCGAAGAAAGCGGCGAAGTACGTGATGCCTTTATAAAATTAGGGCATGATGCAATTAGCTGCGATTTAAAGCCATCAAGGAACGGCGGGCCACATTATCAGGGCAGCATCTTTGATATAGACTACTCTGATTTTGATTTGGCTATAATTCATCCACCATGCACTTACTTATGCGTTACTGCAAATAAATGGCTTAAAGACCAACCTGCCAGAAAAAGCGGGGCATTAGTTGGAGCAGAAAGGCGGCAAGCCGTAAAAGAGGCACATGATTTTTTTATAGCCTGCTGGAAATTACCAGTTAAAAGAATGTGTATTGAAAACCCTGTAGGCGTAATGAGTTCATTATGGCGAAAGCCGGATCAAATCATACAACCGTGGCAATTTGGGCATAATGAACCAAAAAAAACCTGCCTTTGGCTGCGTGGCTTGCCACTATTAAAACACACTAAAATAATGGAACCGGAATATCATATAACAAAATCCGGGAAACGATTGCCTAAGTGGTATGCTTATGCTGATAAAAGCAAAGGGCAGGCACACAGGGCAGAAATTAGAAGCAAAACATTCACAGGCATTGCGGAAGCAATGGCAAACCAATGGACAAATGAAAAGAAGATTATTTCACCTGTACTTGAAATCAACTTTGGAGCATAAATATTATGGCTCTTTAAAAGCGATTTTTATTGACACTACAAACCCGGATTTAGGAGTAAGCAAATTTACCCTGGACAGGTTTGATTTTGTCCAGCCCTACGAAAATGAAGTTTGTGTAATTCGTAAAGGCTTTATGCAGTCCACCGGCGATATTAGGACTGCTACCAAATAGCACACAACGGATTGGGGCTTGTAGCAGTAGTGGATCTATAGCACTACTGTTCAATACACCACTAAAGCTGATTAGAAGTACACAGCTCAAAACTTGCACTTCTGCCCCTATTGCTACAAACCCTTGTTAGCGGTAGTACGGTAAAATAAATAAGGGTGTAAAAATTAAAAACAGAAAAAATGAAAAAAGCATTTATCAAATGGATGTCCAACCAAAACTGGATTTACAACTTAGCAGTAAAATTAATTGCTAACAGAATTGTACACGGTCAAAATCAACTTACGCCTAAATATCTAATGGATAGAGGATGGGTTGAAGAAGAAGGATTTTTTGTTGAGTCAAACATTAAAGACCGTGATAAGATTTGGATAAAGTTTGAAAACCACTATTTCAGAATTTGGCACGGCAAAGAAAGAACCTTTATCGGTTTAGAAAGCAAAGTTGAATGGTTTGAAAACTACTATCTACTTGCTCACGGTGATAATGGTCGCTACCAACTTGCAGGTGTGTAGTATTACCGCTAACGAACAGGGCTTGGCTGCACGTACCGGAATTTGAAATACTGAATTTCAGCCCTTGTACAAAAGCCCGGTTATGTACCGAAGTTGATAGTCAAATTGTCAAGCCGGTATTGCGCCAAACCCCATGTACTACGTAGTATTTTCTTGTGCTGCGGAGCATTTTTAAGTAACAATTTAAAAACTATAACAATGATAACAAGAGATTTATTCAGACTTCCTTTCGGAAACCACAAGTTAACAGATGGGATTTATACTTTCTTGCTTCAAAAAGAAAATTCCGATTATCTCCGAAAGACTACTTACAGCATAAGGCAATACGACTCTTTATCGGGAGGTTCGGTTACATTTTATGAAGATATTGACGATGTTTTTGATAACACAAGCCGATATAAGCAAAAGGTTTTAAAATATAGAGTATTCATTACGGGAATGTCTTTTGGTGGTAGGGATGATTTATGGAATGTACTTTACAACTTAAAATACGTTCCTAAGTCCTCTTATAAAGAGTGGTTAAAAAAAGTTGAAGGAATAATGTCCATCCAAATTGAAAAACAAATGTGTGGCGTTGGCGAAAATATTACGTAGTACGGTTCGGGGCTTTAAGAAGTTGGGGTTTCAAAGCTCAAATGTTCGTTTAAGCACTACTGTTGATTAGAATTACAAAAGTTGGGGTTTATCACTTCTGCCCCAATTTCTTAAACCCCTTGTTATGCCATCGTTGCGGTTTTCAAGGCAGGAAGTTTAACTTAAAAACAATTTAAAAAATGAAATTAATAGCACTTGGCGACACTCACGGCAGAACAGATTGGAAGCAAATAGTTTCTAATACTGAATTTGATAAAGTAATATTTATTGGCGACTACTTTGATACTCACGAAGATATTACACCTGAACAGCAGAAGTCAAATTTTGAAGATCTGATTAAATACAAAATAGCCAATATGGATAAAGTTGTTTTACTTTTTGGCAACCACGACTATCATTATTTAAAAACTGTAAATGAAACTTATAGTGGTTTTCAAGAATGGCACAGGACAGATATAGCAGAGATGTTACACAAAGCATTAGGTGCTGATTTAATGCAAATGTGCCTAATTGATGGTAATTACATTTTTAGCCACGCAGGTGTAACAAAAACTTGGTTGAAAAATACTGGTTATACAGGCGAAGACCCATTAGAATTATTTATAAATGATTTGTTTAAATATCAGCCATTGGCTTTTAGGTTTACAAGTGGTGTTAATCATTCTCCTTATGGTGATGATATTTGCCAAACGCCAATATGGGTTCGCCCACAAAGTTTGTATGCAGATTGTTTGGATAATTTTATTCAAGTTGTTGGGCATACTACACAAAAGCAATTAAAGATTATAGACGACAAGATAGTATTGATTGATACAATCGGAATGTCTGGTCAATTTCTTTGTATCACTGATGGTGAAATGTCCGTTTTGGAACTATCACGTAGCAATGGGGCATAACGCTGGGCATATTGCGAAGTTGGGGTAATAGAATTACTGTCGCTTGGTAGCTTATTGCACAACTGCTCAACAAAGATTTAAACTCCGATTGCGGTTCCGTCAAGCCCCAATTTAGCAAATGCCTATGTTGGCTGCTGCTATTAGGGTTCTCAAAATAATGTCCTAAATATTTGGTGTAACCAATAAGTTACACTACATTTGATAAAACATTTATTATGGCAACAGTAACAAAAAACGCAAAAGAACTGAGTTTTAAACAAATAACTATTGGTGAATTGCAACACGCTGATTTTTTTTCTCTTAATGGTAAATCATTTTTCATCTTTTCAAGAGTGGAAGAAATCGGATTAGGATTAGTTTCTATTCATTACCTATCAACGGTGAAATGGCAATCGTATGACAGGGTAATCAGGAATGATAAAAAGGTGTTTGTTGCACCATTAGGGAGGCATTATGAAGGATAAAATATTTAACTACATAAATGCTGCTGCTTTCTTTTCTGAATACTTGCCACACATTAAAAGCTATAAACACAAATTACGTGGCAAAAATGGTAGAGGAAACATTGTTGACTTTACAGATAAAGAAAAAAAGGAAATAAACGCTGCCTTGAAAAAACTCTTTAAAGAATTAGGGGGTGTCGCAAAGTAGCAGCCAACATCTTTTTTAATGCACTCTCTTTAAAAATCAACATTTTATGAATAGGAAAAATGAATTATTACAGCAATTTAAAAATGAATTGAGTTTGAGAAATTATGCTATGAATAGTATAGATACTTACAGTGGGTATCTATCACAGTTTTTTGAAGCAATGAAAGGCAAACCAAAGCCATTGCAAATTGAGGAGATTAAACAATTTTTGTTATCCATCACCAACATGAATACCAGGGCAATGTTTGTAAATAGCATCCGTAATTTTTATAGCTACATTTTAAAAACGCCTTTGAGTTTAGATGATATTCCTTATCCACGTAAGACAAGTTATTTGCCACAAATACTAAGCATACAAGAGGTAGATCGAATGATGAAATGTGTTGTAAATATTAAGCATAAAGCCATTTTGCAAACCATGTATAGTTGCGCTTTGCGTATAAGTGAAGTGCCAGAAATTGAATGCAATACTAATATATGTCACTTGGATAGCAGCAGAAAAACATTGCTGGTGAAAGGTGCCAAGGGTTTTAAAGATCGGTATGTACCAATACCTATTCCTACCATTATATTGCTTCGCAATTACAGAATAGCAGATAATAAAGGAAAGTGGTTATTTATGGGGCAAAATCAACAAAAATATTCTGTGAGAAGTATTCAGCAGATTTTTCACCGTGCAAAAGAAGCTGCACATATTGCCAAAAAAGTAACGCCACATTCATTAAGGCATAGCCGCCTTACTCACCTATGCGAAGCTGGGATGGATATATACAAGCTAAAGGAATTTGCCGGGCACAACAATATTAAAACAACTGAAATTTATTTGCACCTCAGTAAATCATCACTGGTAAATAATACCGAGCTGGCAGACCTGATCATTGCACAGTCATTGCATAACAGTGAATTATTAATAGAATTAGGAAATTAAAATGAGAACACCCTTCACTTTAGCTGATCTTAAAAAAACGCCTTGTGCGGCAATTAATCAGCACCTCTTTGTTGCGCCGGTTAAGAAAAAAGAAAAGAGCCTTGGCAAGCAAAAAACATGGATTCAGTTTAGATTACTCCAGTTTGCAGAAAGCAACAAACTGGAGCTTAAAGAAGAACATAGATTTCACGATGAGCGCAAGTGGCGTTTCGATTGGGCAATACCTGAGCTGCATATAGCATTTGAATACGAAGGTATCTTTTCAGCTAAAAGCCGCCATACTACAGCCAAAGGTTTTACAGGTGATGCAGAAAAATATAACGCTGCTCAATCTGCAGGATGGATAGTTTACAGATACACTGCAATAAACTACTTAGATTTGGTAACTGATCTAAATAATTTGCCCGGTATTATTCAAAAAGAAAAAGATTTATTCAAATAGAGTAACTTTGACTTATGGCCAAAAAACAATTGACCGATTTAAAACAGGATCCGAGCAACTTTAATCAGCATTCTCAATTTGGTATGGGCCTACTGGAAAAGTCAATAAGGAAGTTTGGTTTTGTAGAAGCTGGCCTTATTAGTGAAGATGATGTTATCTGCTCAGGAAATGCCAGGCAGGAGACCGCAGTTAGTATTGGAATGGAAGATGTGCAGATAATTGATATAGATGGTAGTAAACCCGTTTATCTACGAAAAAAAGGACTAAAAAGCGGCTCACAGGAATTTAAAGAACTTGGATTGGCTTTAAATGCTGTAGGTAAAGCTAATGTGGTATTGGATGCTGAATTGATTGAAGCCGAATTGGGGGATGCTGTTTGTGAGGAGTGGGGAATTGAAAAAGAATTAAACTATAGTAGTAAAAATAAAGAAATTGATTTAGATGAAAATGAACGTTTTACTATTGAATTAAATTTTACTGCTGATAATTTTTTCAGCATTAAAGAGGCAATTGCTGCCAAAGGGATAACTGCTGAATCTATTCTACTTAAAGCTTTGAATATTGACTAAACATAAATTTCCATATAACTGGAACTTAGCAGACGGCTATCCTGCTAAAGGAATTGAACCGAATAATTTAAATGTATTCGGAACTTTTATTTGCGGTGGTGGCTCAACTATGGGTTATAAATTAGCAGGCTTCAATCATTTAGGCGGAGTTGAAATAGATAAAAAAGTTGCAGCAGTTTATAAACTTAATCATAATCCAAAGCACCTTTTTATTGAAGATTTAAGAGCATTTAACCAAAGAAATGATTTGCCAGATCAATTATTTGAATTGGATATTTTAGATGGTTCTCCACCATGCAGCACTTTTTCTATGGCTGGAAATAGAGAAAAAGACTGGGGTAAAGAAAAAATGTTTAGAGAGGGGCAGGCTATGCAAACATTGGATGACCTTGTTTTTGTGTACACTGACACTATTTTAAAACTAAGGCCAAAGGTTGCAATACTTGAAAATGTTAAAGGATTGATTCAGGCAAATGCCAGAGCCTATCTGCATCAAATAAAAAACCACCTTCAACTGGCCGGATATTCAGTTCAGGTTTTTTGTCTAAATGCAGCATCTATGGGAGTACCACAAAAAAGAGAAAGAGTATTTTTAATTGCAAGGCAAACCACCTTCAACTGGCCGGATATTCAGTTCAGGTTTTTTGAAAAACCAATATTATTTGGAGAATTATCAAAATTAAACCCAAATGGAAAATTCAAAGAAATTATTGACTCTTGCAAAGATTTATGGAAAAATGCAAAACAAGGCTGCGGTCTTAATACAGTGCATCCAAATGGAAGCTCGTTTTTTTCTAAACGAAAGGTATCAGATAAAGAAGTTTGTGGAACTTTAACAGCACATGCAGATGAGGATTTTATGCACTCAACTGAGTTTAGGTGCTTAAATGAAGATGAGTTTAAGTTTATCGGAAGTTATCCAAAAGATTATAATTTTATTAATATTAATCCTGCTTATCTAATAGGCATGTCAGTTCCTCCCGTAATGACAGCACAAATAGCACATCAGATTTATTTGCAATGGTTTAAAACGGAGGTAGAAAATGCGTAAACCAGACAAACAAACCATTATAGATTTTATCATTAGTTGCCTTGAAAAAGGAGAGCAACGTGGTAACATATTGGTAAAAACTGGTAAAAAGTGGGGAACTAGTAAATCTGCCTTTGATAGATGGCTAAAAATAGCAAAGCAGCAGTTAACTGATAAGCAGCAGGCCATTAAAAAGGAACTGGAAGCTATTGATAAAGCAGCAGCTATTGAAGCTCGTAAAAAGGCTATAATGACCGCAGATGAAAGGAAAGAATATTTGACTAAAATCATAAATGGAGAAGTAAAATTTAAAAAGCCATTTTTTGTAAAAGGTAAAATAATGGAATACCCTGCTGAACCGGATGTAGCTGATAGGATGAAAGCAATATCTGAATTGAACAAAATGGAGGGTGACTATGCAGAAACAGCTATTAGGTTAAAAGGAGATGCTCTTTCTCCTTTAGAAATCTTCATAAATGGCAAACCAGCAGGTGCCGGTAGTTAATATAAATATTGACTATGACAGTGTATTTCTACCTGTTTACAAGCCGCTCAGAAATACTGATGCCCGGTTAAAATTTGTATATGGTGGCCGGGATAGCGGTAAGAGCCGGGATAGAGCCCAACAAAAAATAATTGATTGCCTTTCTAAAAAGTATTTCCGATGCATCCTGATTAAAAAAACTGCAAATTCAATCAAGGATAGCCAGTGGCAGTTGATAAAAGATATTTGTGAGGAATGGAATATTGATCACCTGTTCCAGTTTAATACCAGCCCATTAGAGATTAAGTGTAAAGTAAATGGAAACAAATTCATTTGCCGGGGTATGGATGATCCTGCAAAGATTAAATCTATCAATGAGCCTTCAGATGCCTGGATAGAGGAAGGCAATCAACTTACTTTAGAAGACTGGATTTATATTATAACCACTCTCCGGAGCAATAGAGGACCAGTGAGTATTGATATGACCTTCAATACTGAAACTAAGGGAGATTATGAAGACTTCTGGCTGTATAAGGAGTATTTTAGCCATACTACAGAAAAGAGTTTTACCCATACCAAAACGATCAGCTTTGGCAATGAAAAGGTAGATCTTAAATACATTGCCGTACATAGTACCTACCATGATAATCCACATGTTAGCATTGAAAGAAAGGCCTATCATGAAGGTTTGCAAACCTTAAATTTTTACTGGTACCGGGTATTTACTCAAGGCCTTTGGGGAAATGAAGAAAACAATAGTCCATGGTTATTTGCATTTGACCGGGCAAAACATGTAAGTGCTGTAGAGCTATTTGCCAAGCGATCAGAGATACTGTATATAAGTTTTGACTTTAACCGGAATCCGCATGCGTGCACCATCATTCAATGGTATGATGAAACAGTATTTATTATTGAAGTGCTTAAAATACCGAATGTAGGTACTGAGGGTATCTGTGATATTGCAAAAGAGAAATATCCTGGCTTTTTATATGTTGTGACTGGTGACTATTCCGGTGATACTGTTTCTTCCCTGTTTAAAGAGCAGGTTACCAATTATACCATCATTAAAAAATCGCTCTCTCTTAATGATGGACAGGTAAAGATTTCACCAAACCCAAGACTGGAGAAAAACCAAACGCTTGTAAATACCATTTTTAGTAAGTATAAAATATTGATGTGCCCGGTAAAGGCAAAGCCAGCCATTTATGATGCAGAAAAAGTAAATACGAGGGCAGATGGAACAATTGTAAAAGATGATAGAAATGATCCTACACAACAGGCCGATGTACTGGATACTCTTCGTTATTGGTTCAACCAGTTTATGGGATGGTTTATAAAAAAATAAGGAGGCTGTAGAAACAACCTCCTTTGTAAAATCAAATATCCTATGAAAAACAGGCCTCAAAAGTATAAAAAATAATCTTATTGATTAAAAATTTATCAATAAGATTATATTTGTTGCAAATTATTATACATGAGCTGCGAAAATGGATGTTATGAAGCTGTTATTTCCGGTTGTAATGACATTGTAATTCGTGCCGGCTTTACTCCCAACTATCCTATGTATTGGATAGTAAAAAAATCCAACAGCAATAATATTTACCAGAAATTAACCCAAACAACTGTTGATGGAGATTTAATCATTAACATGGATGATTTGCCACTTGGGTATTTAACTGCCAATAGCTTTTTAAACATTCAGGTAAGAAATGGGAATAATTATCTGCAGCCTGTTTTGTTTCAGTTTGGTATTGATACTTACCAATGTGTTGTAGCTAAGTTAATAAATGTGATTAGTCCTAATGACAATAGCAGCTTTAATATAATTCAATATTCAAATTCTATGGCAATAAATGAAAGTCTTTTCTTTTCAGTAAATGCAGATTTTACCATTGATTTAAAAGCCGGCGAAACACTGGAGTATATTTCTCTTAATAATAGTAGCACAATGAATATTGTTGTTAGTACTACTCCAGACGGTAATGAATTGGCAGAGCAGGAAGTATTAAACCTTCAGCCGCTAGTATTGATGCATGTTGCTGCTTCTGATGAAACAATATATGTAAAAGGCATATTGCCAAATACACTTGTAAAATTTAAAAAATCGTAATGAAAAAGATATTGCCAATCATAGTTTTTTTAATTACCAATCAATGTTTTGGACAAGCTTATGTTGCAAATGCATACGAGGCTAAGAGCTACTTTAAATTGAACGGCTATAAAGTAGTTGGTATAAGTAATGACAGTCTCGAAGCAAACAAACGTTTTAACTACCTATGGACAGAATCAGCCGGTAAAAAGTTTGTAATTAGCTATGTGGCAACCCATGGTGGCAGCGGTGGCGGTCCGGCATTTGATAGTACTTATGTTTATGCAGCAATACTGAATTGCTTAAAATACAGCGATACTTCTACCATGCTGGGAGTATACAGAACAGCCTTGAACGGAAAGCTTTCAATTGCTGCAGCAGCTGCAACGTATCAGCCTATTGGGAGCTATTTAACAGGCTCGGCGCTTACTCCATACTTGACTACAGCAATTGCAGCCAGTACTTATCAACCCATTGGTTCATATCTCACCAGCATCAACAGTAGCCAGGTTATAACGGCTCTGGGCTATACTCCTTATGATGCAAGCAATCCTACAGGTTATCTCACAACTTCCTCGATTTCTGGTAAACTAAACATATCCGACACAGCCGCAATGCTAAACTTGTACAAAACAGTCTTGGCAACTAATACGGCTAATATTGTATTGAAGGCAAACACAAACAACCCTTCCTTCACAGGCTTAGTTAGCGCAGGCGGAGCAACAGCAGACAGCGCAATTACTACTACATCTTTGCACGTTACAACCAATATGAGAGTAGATGGAAACGTAGGAGTTGGGCCAGTAGGCGCTTATCCATTGTCTGTAGTGGGTACAGGTGCAACATCAATACTTGGCTATTTTGAGCAACCGGGTTCTTTGGTTCCAACCTTGCAAACCTATATGAAAAATACAAGCAGCAATGTATCTACTAATGCAGTTGTAGGTGCTTTGGGCTTTGGTAATTACTTCAATAGTTCTTATTCTCCAACTACACAAAATATTGCAGATATACAAGGGGTATATTTGGGTAGCGGCACTACACAAAGAGGTGGTATTAATTTGCGTACTCACAACGGTACAACACTTGCCACCCGATTAAATATTAATGATACAGGTATTGTAAAAATACCTTACTACGGTGCAGGAACAACTCTTGCTACGCCTGCTTATGGATTGGGTGTAAGAGCAGACGGAACGATTATAGAAATAGCAACAGGCGGTGGTAGTAGTGATAGTTCTACATTTTCAACCAATTTTAGAAGGGATAGTTTAGCAATAAATTTAAGGGCTGAAATTGCAGCAATTGCAGGGGGTGGCACAGGATGGGGTAAAATAGGAAATACCGTTACAGCAGGCTCACAATTTTTAGGAAGCACCAATAATGTTTCTTTAAGAATTAGAGCCAATAACACTGAAAGATTGGTTATTGATAGCGTTGGTACTTCAACATTTACAGGCCCATCTTTAACGGGTAGTGCTGCACAAGCAGCGGTAGTTATAAATCAAACATGGAATACATCTGCTAGCGTTTCGGCATTTATTGTAAATGCTACTAATACAGCCAGCGGAGGTTCGGCGTCTGTAGCAGATTTTAGGATTGGCGGTAATTCGGTGGCTATTATTAATAAAGTTGGTGCTGTTTATTTAGCACAGGCAAATGGAGCATCATTCGGTTGGAGTGGCCGCAGTCGTATTTGGTGCAATGCAGATGGTATTATTAACCTTTCAAATAACGCACAGGATAATATTACAAGGGTTAATTGGGGTAGCACCACATCAGCTTACCCTTCTATTGCACGTAATGCTGCAACACTTGAATTTAAGTTAGCAGATAACAGTGCATTTGCAGGTACACAATCTTTGTATGATAGGTTTGGAGCAGGTTCACCCGAAGGCGGGGTTACTGCACCAGTTGGGGCAGTTTATCACAGGACAGACGGTGGAGCAGGTACATCATTTTATGTTAAAGAATCAGGCACAGGAAACACAGGCTGGATAGCAAAATAATTTTTATGAAGCAAATAATAACTATACTCATTCTATTTAACACTTGTTTTGCGCAGGTTACATTCAACTATCAAAAACCTGATACAACAAATGTTGTTGATTTTTTTGTGATAGCCGGACAAAGCAATACTGGCAGACCGCTATCAACTTATATGACTGCACCAGAAGCTGCTTTATACGCAGGTGCAAGAAGTAAGACTTTTATATTTAATCCGTGGGTAAATACCGATACATTTCAAATTATGAATGTCGGTACAAATTGCTATACAGAAAATGCTAATGTGTTACAATACGGCCCTGAAGCAAGTTTGTTCAAGTTGCTAGAGCAGCAAGGAAACAAAGAAAGATATGTTGTAAAAATGGGTATTGGCGGCACAAGTATGGAAGGTGTTTGGAGACCAGGCAGATTAACATTTACCAACCTTATGAAGTATACCGATACGGCGATAAGTAGGATTGTTGCTAAAGGTAAAACACCTCGTTTTGTAGCCTTCATATTTCAGCAGGGCGAAGCAGATGCAACCTCATTAACCAATAGCGGTTTGTATTATGCCAATATGGTAAGGTTTTGGAATAGTGCAGATAGCGCCATCAATATAATGTACAGGCGAAGGGGATTAGTAATGCTTACACCTTACAAAAAAATCATTGGCAGGATAAAGCCCAATCCACAGGTTTCATACACTTACGCATCTGTTGTAAGAGAAGCGCAAGAAAGATACTGTAAAAATTTTAATGCTGTTTTAAATGATTGTGACAGTTATCCAATGTTGGACGATGAACATTTTTCTGCAAAAGGGCAAATAACTTTTGGTACTGATATTTATAATATGATAAAAAACTATTGATGAAAATACTATTCAATGATTGAATTAGCGCTTATACTATCCCTTCAAATAACAGCCATATATGTATGCTTTCAAGAAGGCATGCTGTTGGGCTGGTTGAGGATATTTTTGGCTAACTGGTTAGATAAGTACCTGGGTAGTAAGATCAGCAGGTATGTACAGAAACCAATATGGGATTGTTTGCCTTGCATGGCCAGTGTGTGGACATTATTACTTGCATTGCGTTATATACGTGAGCCAGATATAATTATGGCACTGATATTAATTGTTTGCGGCATCAATGTACTGATAGATAAAATACTTGATTATGAATGAGCTATTGGTTGCAAAAGGTTGGGTAAATTATTATAGTTGTAAAACATGTGGAGATAGAAAGTTTTATAATCATCTGGATAAGCCGGGTTATGAAATAAGGGTAAAACAAAAGAATCAAACGTTCAGTATTTTATTAAACAATATGATGGTATCCGGTCCGCATTGGGGATATCAGTTAGAAGAAAAACTTTTATTAAATGGAATTTAAGCTGGAAATAATAACAGGGATAAATCCTAAGCAATTCTTCCCGGATGCAAAGTATATCATTACTTATGCATTCACTATTGGTGACAGGCATTATTTCCGCTATGATGATCCATTGAATACACCTTATGACAGGGCTTTGAAGTGCCTTGTTTATTACAAAGAGCTGGACATGAATTGCGATAGGGATTTCTTAAAAGCACATACGGCAGCTTTTGACAAAGTGCTTTCTGGAAGTAAGCTAACTATTAATGATCTGGTGACCTTAAAGCAAATGAATGAACAATTAAAACAAAGGCTGGAACTACCTAAAGAGCCAGATTTAATGTATAAACTGGCCGCTATTGTTTTCTTTGATCAGCATGAGAACCCAATGACGTATGAATTTAAATATGGGGAGAATAAAATTCGCTTTTGGAAGAAAAATTTAAGCCTCAACGCTTTTTTTTTGCGGAAGCCATTGGTGGAATTGATACCATATTTGAGATATGCAGGAGAAAATTTAGAACAGTTTTCAGAAATGACAGGAAAGGCAACACAAGCACATTTGGACAAACTATTGCCGCTACTATCGGCAGAACAGAAGACGACATTATTGGGCAAATAAAAATAGTAACCGGCAGTTTAAACGCTGCAATACTTCCTCACTTAACAATCTATGAGTTTTACCAGGAGCTTGAATTTATTATGAAGGCTGCTATAAAACAAAAGGCTAATAGAAAATAGATGTCTGCAGAGAATGTTGTTATAAATTTTGTGGGAGATACCTCAGCATTACAGCCGGTAGAAAATGCGCTGGATGGAATCATTGCACAATCTGGTGAAGTTGGTACCGCCTGGACCAAAGCTTCTGCTGCAATGACAAACCAGACCAAGGAATCTGTTACCTCTACCAATAAGCTTTCTAAAAGTATTGAGCAAATGATTGTGGCTACCAAAAGTATGGATAAGGTGGCAATAGGCGGAGCTTATAAAGAAACATTAAAAGAAATAAAAAATGAATTAGGGTTGACTAATAAAGAAATTGTAAAATTTTTAAATGATGCAAAGAAGCTGGTAGAAATTCAAGTAGGTGACCCTAATACATTAGAAGATATCGATCAGATGAAATTAGGTATTGAGGTTATTAATCAACAGCTTTTGGAATTAGGTAATTTTGAAGGAGGTACACTTTTAGAATTTATTAAATCGCTTAAAAATCAATTGCTTGGCTTAAAAGCTGCTGGTAAAGAAAATACTTCTGAATTTACTAATCTTAGAGAAGAGATAGTAAGATTACAAAATGAATATAATAACACTAATAAGGAACTAAAGAACCTTGGAAGTGATACAAAAGGAATTGATGGTGTTATTTCTCTTGCTGGTGGAGTTGCTAGTGGCTTTGCAGTAGCACAGGGAGCAGCTGCTTTGTTTGGTGATGAAAATGAGGAAGTACAAAAGGCATTGCTAAAAGTAAATGCTGCCATGAGTTTTTTACAGGGTTTACAAGGAATTCAAAATGTATTGCAAAAAGAAAGTGCAGCTTCGCTATTATTTGCATCAGGCGCACGTACCACACAAACAGCGGCAGTAGTAGCAGAGACAGTAGCAGAAGGTGCTAATGTAGTAGCTACAGAAGCTGCTACGGTTGCTCAGGTAGAATTAAATACAGCCATGTCTCTTAATCCGGTTGGTTTACTGATAGTTGGAATATTGGCTGCTGTAGCTGCTTTTTCTGCTTTTGGAGATGAAGTAGAAAGTAGTGTTGACAGAATAGAACGTTTACAGAAAAAAGCAGAGGATGTATATACCGCTTTACAAAATTTAAGTAAGGTAAACCAGTTTGCAGTTGACAGAGAGGTAGAAATTACTAAGAATAAAGAATTGGTAAATGTATTGGAAGCCCAAAATACATCCATTCAAAATATCAATCAACAAAAGAAGATTGGTATTGGTTTAGAAAATGACAAGCTTAAAGATGAGTTAAGCAATATTGAATCGGTAAAGGATATATCAGAAGATAAAAATCAATTTGTAGAAAGGGAATTGGCTATAAAATCACAGATATACTCCAATGATCAGGCTCAACTTGTATTAGATATTGAAACCAATAAGGTATTAGCTGAGAGAGCGCTTAAATCCAATTCGGCAAATGCAGATGCAGAAGTTGCTAAGAGGAAATTAGCAATTATTCAAAATCAGATAGATAGTATTGCCTCCATAAAAGCAATCAGTGATGCTGAAATTGAAGCAATTAAAAGAAAAAAACAAGAGGATCTTAATCCAGCCAATCAACTGACTGCAGGTGAAATAGCCAAAGTAAATGCAGATGCTAATTTAGCTATAGCCGAAAATAGAAAAGCTCTTTCTCAAAAACTATTAGAAATTGATACTGCCGGTATAGAAGCCAAAGTATTGCTTGCAAAAAAGGGTAGTGAGGATGAATACCAGGCAAGGCTTCTGTTTTTGCAAAATGAGCAACAAACTTTATTAGCTGCTACTAAGGTTACAAAAAATGACAAGCTAAAAATAGAAGCTGATTTTTATGTAAAAAAGAAAGCGCTGGATCAGGAATTTGCAGTTAAAAAACTAGAGAATGAGATCAGTTATTTTGATGCAAATATTGCTGAGTTTGGATTGTCTGAAAATAGAAAATTGGAGCTTACAATTAGAAGGCTTGATAAACAGCGTGATCTTGAAATATTGCAAGCAGAAGATAATGCTGCTAAAATAGCGGAGATTAATGCTAAGTATGATTTACAAAATATCGAAGCAAATAAAGCTTCTATTGCAAATGTATTGGCTGATAATTTAAAAACTGTTGATGCATTTAGCGGAATCTCCAATGCTGCCAATGAGAAAATATTAACTCAGGATAAATCAACATTTGACCAACGAGTGGCTGCAAGTAAACAGTTATTATCCAATAAATTACTTAGTCTTGATTTAGAAGCATCTGCCGAAAAGAAAAAACTTGCTGTTGGATTAGAAGCTGCTGGAGATGATATTAATAAGCGATTGTTTGCACAACATGAGTATGATGTTGCTGTTCAGTTAATCAATAATCAACGTTCAGCTGCTGCCATCAAAAGTGAGGAAGAAACTACTGCTGCAACATTGAAGGAAATTGAAAAGAGAACCGTCAGTCTTCAAAATGTTTTTTCTATCGTTCAAAAAGGTTTGCAGGCTACATTGGGAAATTCTCCATTAACTACAGCTTTAACTGATTTGCAAAACTTTGGTGTACAGGCACAAGATGTATTTGCAAAAATAAAAGCAGGTACCATTACTTCTGCTGAAGGATTTAAACAACTGGCCGGATCTGCCATTGCTTCTATGCAAGAAATTACCAATCAGCTTTTTGCAGATAACAGTGCCCAAAGAGCAGCTACATTACAGGATACTCTTTCGATATTGGATGAGCAGAAAAATAAAGAGCTTAGTAATAAGAATTTGACAGAGCAACAAAAGGCTGAGATAGATAAAAAGTATAAAGACAAGGAACGGCAGGAGAAAATAAAAGCATTTGAGGCAGAGAAAGGAGCTAAAAAAGAACAGGCAATAATAAATGGATTATTGGCTGTTACCAATGTATGGGCACAAAATGCAGGTAACCCAATTTTAGCAGCTATCCTTACTGCTTTGACTGTAACTACTACTGCTATTCAGGTTGCTAAAATTTCAGCAGCTAAAACTCCTAAATTCTTTAAAGGAAAGGTAGGTATTGAAGGACCTGGCACAACAACCAGCGATAGCATACCGGCTATGATCAGCCGGGGAGAAAGCGTTATTAATGCCAAGGCAACCAACAAATGGAAACAAGCGCTGGAGGCAATCAATAATAATCAATTTGAAAGTTATCTGGCCAGTCATTTTACAAAGCTTGCTATGCCTCAAATACCTGAAGGTTTGATTGCTGGGCAAAATGGATTACAGATTGATTATGAAAAATTGGCTTTGGCCATTGCCGGTAAAATACCTGAGCCTACATACATTCAGAACAATATAGATGAAAGTGGATTTCAAAGATTAGTAATAAAAAATGGCAATAAAACTGAGTATAAAAATCAACGCTATTCAATGACATGAAAAAAGAATCTTTAAATACAATTTTCGACTACAATGATGGTCAACTTTTTTGGAAGGTTGAAAGGAATGGGACTAAAGGAATTGGCTCTTTAGCCGGCTGCTTAGATCGAAATGGATATGTTGTAGTATGCTTTGACGGAAAGCCGAGAAAAGCTCACAGAATTATTTATACAATGCATTTTGGCGAAATACCAGAAGGTAAAGAAATCGATCATGAGAACTTGATCAGAACTGATAATAGGATTGAAAACCTAAGAATTGCCAATCATGGACAGAATCAACAGAATGGGAAAAAGTACAAAAACAATACCAGTGGATTTAAGGGGGTTTATTATTATCCACCTGATAGATGGAGGGCAAGGATAAGCGTAAACAACAAAGATATTTGTTTGGGATTCTATAGTACTAAGGAAGAAGCAGCTTCTGCTTATCAAGAAGGTGCAAATAGATTACATAAACAATTTGCTAATTATTAATAATGAGTAACTGGAGATTCACTTTATTAGACAGATTAAATATTGCTACGGTTATAGAAGAGCCAGTGGGATGGGATGCTTGTGAAGCTGCCTTAAACCGGGATAAAGATTACCATGGTATTTTCTTTGATAATCAGGGTGATACTTTTGAGTTTTACGATGAAGCAAAGGACTTGCTACAGGCTGAATATAATAGTTATGGCAGTCAGGGTAATTTGGTTTTGATTATTGAGGAGAATTGCGGCAACGGATATGTAGAATACAGCCGGGGTAAATTCGATTTTAATAAGTATGAATTTATTTGCGAACGTAGTTGCTTTGTTAAAATACCTATTGAAAGTATTGGTGAGGTGATGGATTTAAGAAACCGAATAAATCAGAAAGTAGATCTTGAAACTTTGACCGGTTTTGATGGCACCACAGCTTTAATTCCTTATAGCCATCTTCCATTTACTATGGAGTTACCGGGTAAGTCTATTAATGTTCAGGATAAAGCAATTTGGGAAATGGAAGGAACTACAGAGATTAGTTTAGCTGATGTTCCAAATATTCAATATGATAGCGCTCCATCAAATTATAATTTTGGTTGGTTTCAGGTAGTACCCCAAATTGAAACTATCAAACTGAGTGAATTTGGTAAATTTTCAACAGCCCTAACTCCTGAAAATAATTTTATATGCAGTGGGATTTATAATGATGATAAATGTCCGGATTTATTTAAAGTTAGAGCCGGGAATATTGCCGGTACAACCGATAGGACACTTTATTTTGATTGGAGTAATTGTACTCCAACTTTATACAACGACAATAATAAAGACAATTTTGATTTTATTAATAAATTCAATCTCTCTCTTTCATATACTATTCAATTTGATACTAAAAATGCAAGGATTTTATTTTTGAATAAAGTTGTTTTAATCAGGCGAAAAAATGGAACTACAGAAGTACTGCATAATATTCAAGAATTAAGTGCTACCGGTGGAAGCGGTTCGCCGGGCGGATATGTGACAGGCAGTTATTGGGCACCCAATACAACACATACGGTATCTGATATATTTACAATCAGCGATATAATGCTAAATGACGGGGATTATTTATTTATTGTGTTATGTGGCCTTTCTCAATATTTAAATACTGAAGCTACTGCAGGTGATCCAGCTTTTAATTTAGTAGGTAAAGCCGGCACGCTGGATTTGCTGGCATTATCAAAAGCAGTTGCCACTACTTCCAAAGTATTTGCCATCAATGAAACGATCAGCAGGGTATCGGAGGCCATTACCAATGATAAGCTCAGGGCTTATAGTGAATATTTTGGCAGAACGGATAGCCAGCCATATACTGTAGATGCTGATGGTAACGGATCACTGGAAGTAGTAACAGATGGCATAAGGGTAAGGCGCCAGGAGAATAAAATAGCTGGGAAAACTTCTGTATTTGCTGTTTCCCTACAGGATCTGTTTGAGGGTTTAAATCCTATCCATAATATTGGAATGGGTATTGAAGCAGATATTAACAGAACGGGATACAATCGGCTAAGAGTCGAGCCTTGGACTTTCTTCTATAACAATGCAGTCATTTTTACTTGTACAAATATTGACAAGATTATACGTAAGGCAGAGGCCAGGGATATTTTCTCCACCTTTCAATTTGGTTATCAAAAATGGGAGGCTGAGGAGTTTAATGGACTGGATGAATTTTTAACCAAAAGAACTTATAGAACTACCCTTAGTCAAATTAAAAATGATCTATCGAAATTATCAAAGATGGTTGCCAGCGGCTATGCTCTGGAAATTACCCGGCGCAAAGGAAATGAGGATAGTAAGGACTGGCGGTATGATAAGGATACATTTATTATTTGCTGTAAAAGAAATACACCGGTTACCAGAAATGCTGATTTTATCAATACTGACAGGTTTATTGTTTTTGAAGCTTTGCCAAATCAATTTATTGGCCAGACAATTACCATCACTGGTACTGCCAGCAATAACGGGAGTTATACTATTTCAGATATTCAAACAATTAGCATAGTAGGACAAATAACACCGGGCTATCAAATATTTGTATTACCTGCAACACTTGTTTATGAGGTTGGTGGTTCAGGAACATTTCTATTGGGCGGTTCTACAGCTTTAATAGTTGAACAGGGGAATATTTCCACTCCGGAAAACATTATTGATCCAGCAACCATTTATAATTATCGCATTTCACCGGTCCGCAATGCGATGCGATGGATGAATAAGGTATTGGCCAGTTATCGAAATTTTGATGCTGATGCTAAGTTGTTGTTTACCGATGGTGATGGTAATTATTTTGCCAAAGGCGAAATGACAGCTACCAATGGTAAACTTGAAAATGCAGCTATTGAAGAAAACGAAATGGTCAATCTTTCTATTTATGCAGATAAGAGTAATGCCATGCCATTAATGATGGCAGAGAGGATTCAATTTGAATATCCAATGACGAGTAGTGAGTATGCTGATATAAAAGCCAATCCTTATGGCCTGGTAAGCTTTAGCAGCGATTGTGAAGCAGGTGAGGGATGGATAGAAGCAATGATCTATAAACCGGAGCAGGGGAAAGCAACATTTACATTAATACCAAAAGCAAATTAAAATGGCCATAAGAATAATTTCACCAACATATAGTTTTGTTCAATTTGGGCAATCGGAATCAATACAGGGCTGTTGTACTGAAGAAGAGTTATGTGCTTTACCTGTAGCAGAGGAAACAGACCTTTATTTTCAGTTTAGTATTGTGGCCGATAATGCAGAAGAAATTCAGGCAGTAAATGATATTACGCTGTCGGATATTCATTTATATGGAATGAGTGGAGAAGGCAATGAGGGATTACCAATATTTACTAATCTGGTAAGAAACTGGACACAAGAAGATGAATTGCAGTTTGAAAAGTTTATAACCGGTGCATTAGAAATTACTTATTTATGGCGTCATCCTTTGTACGATGTAAAAACATTATTTGCCTGCAATGGCTGTTTTCAATTGGGTATTTATATTGAACCATTTTTAGTAGGTGCCACTGAATACAATTTCAATGCAATCAGTAATGTTTTTAAACATGTTTGTGATAGCTGCTATACAGCAGTAATTGAGTACAGCAATAAAAAAGACTATGCCGGCTTTAGGTATTGCAATATTGATGATTTTGTAAATCGGGTTAGGCTGCCAATGTACCTTACCCAGCCTAGTCATAAAGAGGATAAGTCTGTTTATAGAAAGAGCAATGGAATCATAAAGCAAAATAGTTCTTTATTGTACAAAGAATATTTGGCTATAACTGATTTTCTTACAGAGAAACTTCATGATAAATTATCCATTGCATTGGCACATAATGACCTGCTTAATTTGTACGATACAAAATATCAAGGTGGCATTAGTAAAAATGGAGAATATGCCATTGAGTGGGATGCTGAATTAAATTTATGTACTGCACCGGCAAATTTTAAAGCGATCGCATACGGCTTTACTTTTAAAAATGCCAATTGTACGGATTGTAATACTGCTGTATTACCCGAAAGGCCAGTATGTATTATTGGTATTGCTACAACTGCCTTTTCCTATGAAAATACAGAAACAGATTTAATATACACGGCTGTATTTTTATTGGATGTGCAACCGGAAAGTACTGTAATTGACTATAGTCTTGATTTAGGTATTACCTGGTATCCTATTATAAGTTTTGGACCAACCAGCGGCTTAACACTTACAGCAAATTATTCAATACCTCCGAATGTAAGCGATACGGTACCTCACTATATAAGGGTGAGAACGGTATGTGCCAATGGAGCATCAGCCACAGCACATTTGTATTATTATAGTGAGGACTATAGCTTAACATTTGTGGCAACTTCTATTACTTCAACATCCTTTCAGTTGAATAGTGGCTTTAGTTCGGGTGTAAGTTTTGATATAAGCTTAGATGGTGGAGCTACTTATATTTTAACTGGATTAACAAGTACTAGCTATATAGTTACCGGCCTTACAACTGGTACAACCTATCAAGTAGTAAGAAGAATGCATTCGCTAAATGGAATAGTACAGGCACTACCACCGGTAAACGTAACAACGTTATAATTTATGAAAAAAGGAATATTATTAATGGCTTTGGGTAATGAGAATTATTACCGTATGGCGGTTGTGTTAGCAGCTTCTATAAAAGTTAATGATCCTGATTTGCCCATTTGTTTAATTACCGGAAATAAGGTGCAGGAAGAGCATAAGCTGTTATTTGATATTATCAATCCTCCGATTGAAAAAAGTATTACGGTTAAAGGCGCCATACAATTTATAAAGGCTAAGACCTACATGTATGAGTATAGCCCTTTTGATGAAACTATATTTTTAGATGTGGATCAGGTAATGATAATGGGGAGGAAATTAAGTTCATTATTTGATGAGCTTGCCGGTATTGATTTGGCTATCAGTAATACCGGTATTGCAAAGGAGAGTATATGGGCAAGTATTAAAGAAGTGAAAAGCTTGTATGGTAATAATCCATTCTGGAATTATCACAGTGAGTTTATTTACTTTAAAAAGTGTGCTGCTGTAAAAAGTTTCTTTAAGGCCGCAATAAAAATTTATGATGATAATAAAATAACTACTGCAAATAAGTTTGCCAATGCAAATATGGCTGATGAACTGGCATTTCAGGCAGCATCAATAAAAACGGGTATTTACCCTCATAAAGAAAATTGGCTTCCAAATTTTTGGTTTGACCGGGATATTAAAAATAGCAGGAAGTATCCATTTGAATTGACAGAATATATTACTTACAGCATTGGCGGTAATAAAATTCCCAATAATGTAAAAGACAATTACAATATTTTGGCGAAAGCATACTTCGCAAAACTTGGTTTATTAAATCCCTATCAGGTGGTTGATAAACGTACTTTTTTACCTGAAAGAAAATTAATTTAAAATGCCAAAGATTAGTAATGAGAAATTGCAAATGTATTTTACCAGCAGTGGTAATTATTACCCTTTGTATGTTGATTCTGTAAAATTGTACAATGATTTAAAGGTGCATGCGGACGGTTCATTTCCAGGTCATTTGATAGAAAAGCAACGTCCATCAGAGAGCGAAGAGATTCTTGTTTATAGAAAAGACATTTACGAAGCAGTAACAAAGCTTCCTCTTAGCAAGGTAATAAATTGCTACAGCAAAATCAGAAGATCACCAGACTGGATGATAAAATTCCCTACCGATAAGGTTTCTGCTAAAATTGCGGAAGATGAAACGCTGGAGGAATATTGCAGTGAACAATTACCAGGCTTTACAAGCATTACTAATTGGGCTTTTGATATTTTGCTTCCTCAAAATTTAATTGATGCCAATGCAGTGATAGCAGTAATACCAATAAAGGAAATTACTGCAACTGAATACGCTATGCCAACGCCTATATTATTCAACAGTGATCAGGTAATGTTTTATAGCGAAAAGGATAAATATTGCATTCTTGAAAGCAAAATAATAGTCAACTACCAGGATGCAAATAATCATTTTCAAAGTGGTAAAAGATTTTATTACATAGATGATAATGAAATTGCTATTTATGAGCAATCAAAGGATGGTTACGTGCCTGTATTTTTTCAGGTAAATACAATCAAGCAATTTCCTGTCTTTAAAGTAAAATCAGAAAGCTACCGGCAGTATGAGAATATGAACTTAAACAGAAGCCGGCTACATGCCATGGTGCCGTTTTTGAATAAAGCTGCAACTGGGGATAGTGATTTAGATGGCAGTAAGATTCAGCATTTGTATCCGCTGTTTTGGTACTATCAAAATAAAAGCTGTAATAGTTGTAATGGTATAGGCAAGGTTGCTACTGAAAATGGACATACAGATTGTAAAAGTTGTGCAGGTAGCGGAAAAGTAAAATTTTCTCCCTTTGCACATATTCAAGTTGATCCTGCCACACTAGGCACACAGGCCAATCCAATACCACCGGCTGGTTATATACAACGTGATATTGCCATTTTAGAATTACAGGAAAAATGTGTTGAAAAGAATAATTATAAGGCGCTCTCTGCAATGAATATGCAGTTTCTTGATCAGACACCACTTTCAATATCTGGCGATGCAAAGCAGGTTGACAGGGAGGAGCTAAACAACACCGTTTATAATACTGCAGAAGATTTGGTATATACAGTTGAGAAGGTTATTTATTTTATCAATGAGTGGCGGTATATATACATTGTTGCTGATAAGAATAAAAGAGAGGAAATGTTGCCAGAGATACCAGTTCCACAAAATTTTGATTTGTTGCCAGAAGATTATTTGATGAAGGAAGTAACCGATGCAAGAACTGCCAAGGTAAATCCATTATTAATTGCTACTCTGGAACAGCAGCTTGCCGCCAAGAAGTTTTACAACCAGCCTGATCTTGCTTGTAACATTAAGCTATATTTTGACCTTGATCCATTGCCTGGTTTATCTGTGGATGAAAAAATGAGCCTGATCAGTAATCAGGCCATTACTAAAGAAGATTTTGTAATCAGCAGCTATATGGCCAGCTTTATAAAAAGAGCATTGAGGGAAAATGCAGACTTTGATAAAATGGATTATCAACCACAGATGGATGTGCTTATAAAATACGCTCAGGAAAAAATTAAGGCAAATGATGCTGCCAGCCAAATGATTGATGCTCAAAAGCAGGCTGTATTGGCTGAAATGAAACAGGCTAACCCCGGACAGCAAGCATCAGGAGGCCAATAAGCATCCATACAATTTGGGCAAGTAAAAGGACCAGCAATACTTTACCAATATCTCTAAGAAAAGATTTCATGTTTTAAATATAAAAATTTTGGAGCAGTCTGTCAAGCAAATATTATCCACAATAGACGATGCAATTGCAAAGTTTCAGGATGCCATTCCCGGCATACAGAAATTGATCTATGATGAACTGCAGCCATTGTTAAAGAAGATTGATATTAAGGATGGAAAGCTGTTGAATAATGTAAACAACCTGAAGCTTATTGGTGAACTGAAAAATAAGCTGGAGAAAATTATTATTAATCCGGAGTATAAAAAATCTGTAGAAAAATTCATTGAAAGCTTTGGAGTGGTGGCCAACCTGCAGCAGGATTATTTCAGCCAGTTTAACCAAAAGTATAAGGCAAAAAATACATTGCCTATAATTAAGCAGTTGGCAGTTGAAAGCACTATTACTGATTTGGTAGGGCAAGGGATGAGCAGTAATGTGATAGATCCTATACAGAGAATTTTAACCCAAAATATTACAACCGGTGGCAATTATGCCAACTTTCAAAATCAATTAAGGAATCATATTTTAAATAATGAAACCGGAGATGGCAGCCTGGAGCGCTATACCAAACAGATTACTACAGATGCCATTCATCAGTATAATGCCACTTACCATGATACCATTGCCCAGGACCTGCAATTTAACTGGTGCCGGTATGTAGGCAGTAACCTAACTACCAGCCGGGAGTTTTGTATTTTAATGACAAAAAAGCAATGGGCACATAAAACCGAATTGCCGGATATTATTAAAGGCCATATTGGTGACACAGAATGCAAGCTGAGTAAAACTACCGGTTTGCCATTGGGAATGATCCCAGGTACCAATGTTGATAATTTTAAAGTTCGTAGGGGTGGATACAATTGCGGACATCAGGCTTTTTGGGTGCCGGATAGTGCAGTGCCGGAGGAGGTGAAAGCTAAGTTTGCAGGGGGCAAAGTTCCTGCTAAAGAGGAACCGGCTATGCCTACTAAAAAAGCTTTAAAGAATGATATTTTACAAAATAATAAAGAGTCGATAAAAAAAATTAGTGATGACAAAATTGCCATTTATGATGATTTGTTTGATAATCTTATTGAGACTATTGTAATTAAAAAAACCAATAAAGCTGAAGCGTATTGTACAACAGATGGTAAAACAGTTGTAATAGGTAATTATAATAGAGATAGAAAAAGCAAAGGTTTTATTTACAAAAATCGAAATCTATCAGATTATTTCAGAGATACGGTAATGGCTCATGAAACAGGACATGCCATACATGTACAAAAAGAGGTGATTATATTACCTCAAAAAGCAAATAATATTGAAGCGAAGGTAAGCGAAGGTTTTGCCTCTCATTTTGATAATTTAAAATCAATCATAAAAGGCAAGGAGAAATCAGTTGAGGATTTCTTAATTAAAACAAGGTCTGGTTCAAACCAAGATGAGAAAGAACAAATTGGTGTACTAGCTGATATTTTGGGTAGTTTAACTAAGGGTAAATATGGATGGGGTCATGAACTGAAATATTATAACAGGGTAGGTTATTCAGAAGCTGAAATATTTGCTCATTCTATTTCTTTATTGAAAGTAGATAATAAATTTGCAAATAGCAATGCTGAAATGAAACAGGTTATTGAAGAAATGAAAACAAAGATTTTAGATTGGTTGTAATTCATAATCCAACAGGCCAATATCTTCACCATCAACTAAATGCTGATTCCAGACAATTTTTTTATTTTCAGATATAGCAAGCGTTACTAACTCTTCCGTAATAAAATTATCGCCGTATTGCCTACTGCCGCTCATTAGGTATTTAAAATCTTGCCCGGTCATTTTTAAATATTTCTCAGTGTTATCCATTTCTAAATATTTTTTTGCATTAATTAATCTTCCTCATCCTCTTCAAATTCTATATCATTTAAACTTAGCAAGCTACCGTCATTCTCCCTCCAGTATATACAACCAAAATAGGCTTCTGTCCATAAAGTACCTTCTTCTGCAAGATGTGTTTTTCCATCCATAGCTACTTTCATTGCCACTCCTACATCCTGACAAATGCCAAACTGATCACCAGAAACCGGTGCTATTTTCTCCCAGTGTAAGCAGGTACAACAAAATTTTGCGGCCATAATAAAAATTTATCTGCAAGATGCGTCTGGTAATATGTGATAGCGACTTGCATTTGTAGTATTGGCTTTTGCCCAATCCTCCGTTTGCTTAAATGGCTGACAGGTAATGGTACCTGTGTTATCAACACACTCCATACATTTTAGTTTACTATTATCTTTTGAACAAGAGCAAAAAATAGTAGCTACAATCAGTAGCAATGAAAATTTTTTCATGTTTTTTCTTTTAAATAAGCTTCTTTAATCAGCATAATAACAGCCTGGCTTTTATTGATTTTCTGTCCTTTCTTTTTTGTTTCTTCCACCTGCTTATCCAGTATCAGGTTAAAAACTTTGGTAGGTATTTCCTTTAAACTTATTCCCGGCATAAAAGTACAATTTGTTTAACTCATATCAAATGTACAACTTAAATTATCTCAATGATTAAAAATTTATCAATCTGATTAAATTTGTAAGGCAAAACAGCAGTGTAGAGCAGCTGGTAGCTCGAAAGTCTCATAATCTTTAGGTCGCTGGTTCGAGTCCAGCCACTGCAACAAAAAATTTAAACTATGTCAAAAGTTCTAGTTATTCGCAAAACAGATAAGACCATTCACAAAGTTTCGCTTCAAAATAAAGCCACTTTACTAGCTTTCAACAACAGGTTACCAGCCGGTCAAAAATGGACATTTGAGGAAATGGAAGCAGAAGAAGCAGAAAAGCTACCTTTTATTGACGATGCCTATGTAACAGCAGGTGAGGCACAAAATAAAGTTGGTGTACTTACTCAGGAAGTAGAAGTGAAGGATGCAAGGATTGCTGAACTGGAAGCAAAGTTGGCAGCATTGAGCGCTTCGGCAGAGGCAGCAGCACCGGTTATTCCAGCAGCGCCGGTTAAGGAACCAGCAGCAAAAAAATAATTTATTCAACCCGATTGTTTTAACCCAACAATAATACTTTTTTATGGCAAAAATCAGCTCAGTTTTAGAAAGACAGTTTAAGAAATTAGGTATAGAAATTACAGACGAACTGAAAACAGTTCTTGAGATAGAAGGGGAAATGCCTGATGATGTTGCTTCTAAAATTGACAAAGGGTTACTTACCCTAGAGGCTGCCAAAACCAATCCTGAAATAACCAAGTCATTAAAGCAGAGTACCCTTGCCGGGGCTGATGCTAAGATGGATGAAATTATTAAGGAAATGGGCCTGACAGTAGGTGAAGATTTTGCAGGTGAAAAGAATACCTATGAAAAAATTAGCATGCTGAGTAAAATGTTGCATGAGCAGGGGAAGAAAAAAGGGGAAGGTAACAGCAAAGAAAGTGTAAGTGATCTTTTGAAAAAAGAGCGTGAAGCATTTGCAGCTAAAGAAGCTGATATGCAAAAGAAATTGAAAGACCTTACAGACGGACTTACCAGTAAGGAATCTGAATTTAAAAATATCAGGGAGAGTGATCTTACATCATTTGAACTGCAAAAAATATTACTTGGGAAAGACTATGTTTTTCCTAAGGAAATGGATAGTTCTTTAAAAGTACAAACTGCTTTGGGAGCTCTCAATAAGGACCTAGCCGAAAAGGGATTGGTTATCAAACGAAACGAAGCCGGATCATTGGTAATTACCGATAAAGAAGGCCAAAAAGCGTACACTGATAAGCATGAACCAATTGACAGTCCACACTCATACATTGACGGCGTGCTTACGCAAAACAAATTACTGAACATTAATGACCCTAATGCTCAGAAACAACAACAGGGGTCACAAGGAGCACAAACTATTCCAGGAACTGGCGCAAAAGGAAATGCAACAATTGTTGCAGAGATTGATGCACAGATTTTTAAATAGGCTCAATACTATCTCTTTTATTTTTTCAACTTAATTACAATGGGTAAAGGATTAGCCAATGCCCTCTTGATATCTTCCCGTGAAGTTTTCAGAGGAGCTACGCCTATAACTAAATTAACCACTCCGGGTTTTTTGCAGTACCTGCTGCAGAATAACAAGCCAAAGATTGTCAGCATGGCAAAAGATGATGGCACAGGATATTTACGTGATCTTAAAATCAGATTCCGTACCAGGGGTGTTCCCGGCAGATCAGTAACAACTGATGATTGTTCTGTACAAGTAAAGCCAGCCTATCAGGAACTGGTAGTTCCTGCCACCAGCTATCGTGCTTTTGGGCTTTGTTTTGAAGATGATGAAATTGCCAAATTTGAAAGCGATTCATTGGCACAATTGAGTGCCGGTAATCCTACCATGACAGGCATCATGAAGGATGTATATGAAGCAATCATTGAGCAAGCCAATGGTTTTGTTGCTGATATCAACCTTGATTTATTGGCATTACAGGCCGCCAATTTTGGAAAGAATGCCACTACCGGATTTAATACTGCCAAAGCAGTAAACTTCCCATTAAGCACTGCTACCAATCCTTTAGCATCTGGCATGACAGATGTAATGGCTGATGCAATGGCAAATGAAATGCGTCTTTCTGGAGCATGCATAGTAGGTAGCGGTTTGATCAACAACTATTACCTGAACCAAAGTGCAATACCTGCAGGGCAAGGCAATCAGGCTGGTATTAATACATCTATGTTGGCATTACCAAACTTTTATTTTGATCCTTATGCCCAAACATCATGGGGAGCTAATCAGTTTGGTTTGTTTGAAAAAGATGCAATCCAGTTTGTAAATACCTGCCGTTTCAGAGGTGCCAAAGCTGGTCAGAAAGGAAGTGATTTCTTTATGACATTGAGGTTGCCTTTGATTGATAGTCTTGGCCAGGGTGATTTAGGTTATTTTGAATTTGATGTTCAATTGGCATACAGAACCTGCCCAAGTGAAATAGTAATCAACGGCGGTGCACCGGTACAAATTGGTCGTGGTTGGAATATCATTTTGAGCTGCTCATACCAGACAATAAATATTCCTTCTAACAGCTATGAGGCTACTGACAGGTTAAATCAGGTAAACGGAACCTTCCTTTACTCAGCTACAAACGCATAGTAAAATAAATGAACTGTTTAGTAAATAGGATAGGCATAAAAGGTTGCGGAGCTCCATCCATAACTGCTTCAGCACCGGGGGTAACTCCAGTAGTTGAAGAATTGCCTATCCTTTTTATAAATCAGCTACCAGGGGTTACTTTAGAAAATATTGAAGCACTGGCAGATGATGAACAGGAAACATTTATTGGGGTATGGAATGATGTGGCACTTAGGACCATGAAGAAGTTTGAGATACTGGTAAAAGCAAAATTAAACCGGTGTTATAAGCTAACTGATAAAACAGTAGTGGAGTGCCTTGTTTGCGAAAAAAAGGAATTGTTTGATGTGGCGCTTTGGTACCTGCATGGAACAGAATTGATGATTGAAAGGACTAGCACGGATGAAATGAGCCGGTTTACAACTATTGATTTAGAGAAGGCAGAGCAATTAAAGGAAGAGTTTTTTCGAGAGTTTTCTGCTGCTTTGGATGATGCTGTAAATAGTATCAATCCTGCTGATAGTGACTGTGTAATAAGTTGTGTGGAATGTAACGACACCGTAAAATGGGTAATGCAAACACCATGATCAGCGTAAACAGCAATATCAATGTTATCATTAAAGCAAAGCTGGAGCAAATTCAAGCCTTAAAAAACAACCCTGATCCGATTTTAAGAACAGTAGCATTGGCGGTATTACCAGAATTTAAACACCGGATTCATGTGGATGGTAAGGATAGTAACGGCGGACAGATTGGAGAATATAGTCCGGGTTACATGAAAGTAAGAACAGGTAATTATCAGGATGCAGCCAAAATTAAAAAAGGTGCTAAAGCAGGTGAATTTAAGGATAAAAAGAAAAAAGGAGAAGCCGGGAAATTTACTGATAGAACTATTCGCTTAAATAAAAATACCGGTGTATTTACCGGAGAGGATAAAACCGGCACCAATAGGCCAACTTATAACAGAACTAGCGATAATAAAGTGATACTCTCACTTACCCGGCAAATGGAAAACGATTTGAGTATTATACCTACCGGTAATGGATACGGAATTGGTTATCTGAATCCGGATAATTTTAAAAAGGCTACTTATTGTGAGGCCAAATACAAGAAAAAAATATTGACCAAATTAACGAAGGAAGAAAAGGATTTGGCAATAAAATCAGCACAAGATTTTGTTCCTGACTATTTAAAAACATTACAATAAATGCCTTTTATTAATCAGATAGTAACCTACATCAATGATTCTTTAAAGGCAGGTTCTTTGAATAAATCAGCATTGCAACCGGCAGTATATCATGAGCTCAGTACAGTAGTAGTACGCAAAAATGCTACACAAAAAGAGCCTGAATATTTACCGGCCATTATTTCACCAGAAGGCAAAGCCATGGTGATAACGCCTGATAGTAAATTGGCCATACAAATTTATCATAAGCAGCTTACCAATGTGTACAGCTATGAGAAAAAAAGCTATGGCAATAATTATGATGTAAAAAGCAGTACAGAGCTGGCCATGATTGTTATTACCAACAGTAAATTAATTGGTAGTAATAAAGATGCAGTAGAGCCACTCTTTGTTTTTGGAATACCACAGGTACCAACACAAAGCTTTTTACAGCAATTAAATATCATCAATTGCTCTATTACTCCTTTGGGATCTAATATGAATCATGTAGAAGTATTTAGACAGGAATACCCAAAGAGTGACTATTTTTTAAATGAGCAAATGAGTATGTTTTTAATCCGATACAGAATTGAAATGAAGTTTAACCAGGCATGTGTAGATCAATGCCTTTGTCAATAAAATTTATTCAACTTAAAAATTCATCAAAAATGAAAAGTTTAAAATTTCTTATCTGCTCCATGTTAGTATTGGCTTGCAGCTTATCGTTATCTGCTCAAATCCAGTATCAAAAAACAATATCCGGTAAACTAGTACCAGTTGGTAAAATTGCAACATATACCACAGCCAATGCAACACCTGTAGTAATTGATACACTTGCCATTGCAGACAATAGTGCCGGTATAATGGAAATTGTTGCTGTAGGTTCCACAACAGCAGGTGACGGTGTAACTGGCAAATTATATTACCGGTATAAAAAAGTTGCCGGCACATTAACGGTAGCAACTGCAGAGGTAGCATCAGCCATTGTAGCAGATACCAATGTTAGTGGTGCCACATTCGCTTTTGCAGCCACATCATACGGTAATGGAAAGTTAACGATAACCGGAAAGGCTGCTTTAAGTATCAAGTGGCGAACCTTAATAAAGCCTTACTATAATTTTTAAGTAAGGCATGACCGGTTAGCCGGTAAAACATCAATTTTTCAATTTTTCAATTTTATATTATGGGTTCCTATTCATCATTATATGGTTGCGGCGGTAGCGAAGCTCTGCACGTATGCCACGATTGCCCGGGTTCTTTTGAAAGAGAATTTGCCCGGGTTCGCCTTTCTGGTTTTGTGAAAAAAAATTATTACGCTACCCTTAAAGCTAGTCCACTTGATCTTGCAGTTTGGCAAGCTGGTGTTGATGCTGGAAATATTATCATATTGCCTGAAACATCCGGTAATTATGATCCGGGAGAGCCAAAAGAGTTGAAGGGCTTTGGTAGCCGCCGGGTTACTTATGGTCCACGCAACATGAAGTTGTTGATTAATGATCCTGTGTATTATGAGAATTATCATTTCTATAATGAGATCATTGACAGGACAGATTTAATTCCATTTTTTGGTACCAGCAGCTTGCTTCATTTATTTGATGAAACTGCTTCTATCAAAGCAAAGGATCCTGTAGCTGATGATCTGGAAGAAGAAGTAATCTGGAATGTAGAATGTGAGGTAATTAGCAAAAATATTCCTGCTAAATATCCACTGGCTACCATTGAATCGCTCTTTGTTTGTGGGGATTTTTAGGTGGGGGGTCCGGTATCCCTTACACCGGAGAATTCAATGAAGATTTCAACGATGATTTTTTAAACGGATAGGGGAAGGGGTAAATTATTTTACCCCTTCTTTTAAAACATACTTACAATGAAAATTCTTTTTTTATTCCTTTCATTTTCTATCTGCCTTTTATCTTTTGGGCAAGACCCAACGGCTAAAATTGCAACAGCAAGAGCATACAATAGTGCCAATATTGTTACCAATAATGTGAAGGCTATAACAGCTACTAAAGTAAATACAGCCAATACAAAAATATTAGACGCTATAGCTGCATTGAGGGATAGTGCAACGGGTTCTACTGGTTGGGGATTAACTGGCAATACAGGAACTAGCTCTATAACTAAATATATCGGTACAAACGATACAGCAAGTTTTATAATTAGAACGAATAGCGTTCCGGCAATTACAGTTACACAGGATGGCAATACTGGTATAGGCACCACTACTCCCAATAGTAAATTAGATGTAAATGGTGACGTAAATGTTACTGGATCAGTAGCTGCATATTTTTATTATGGCAATGGATCAAATCTTACTAGCCTGCCAGATTCAAGGCCGTATAAAAGTTATGTTGCAAGAATTTATCAGGTATCAACTTTTGCTCCTGCAGTAGCTCATTATTTTCCAGACACTGGGTTGCCGGGAATTGCCGTAAGTTATGGAAGAACAGGGGTAGGAGTTTACACAATTACATTAACCTGGGATAATACAATTACTACTGCCACTGAAGATAATTTTACAATTAACCTAACTGGCTTACTAAAATATAATTACAATTTAGTTTCTCAATCAGCATCTGGCAGTACAACAACATTAGTATATACCATAAATAACTACGATCATGCTGGTGGTTTAGTTGATGGTATATACAGAGGCTATTTAGAAATAAGATATTACCCATAAAATATTACCAATGAAAAAATTACTTTTTATACTTCCATTACTTTTTTTTGGAGTTGCATTTGCACAAACACCTGCCGCACTTGTAGATAGTGCCAGGGCATACAACAATACCAATATTGTAACGAATGCATCTAAGGCAATTACTGCCACTAAGGTAAATACAGCTATCAATAAAACTCTAGATGCAGTTAATGGAGTGAGGCAATTTGCTGAGCATCAGATAAAACATGTATTGGTAGATACTGGCTTGGTAGCGAATGTTATTAATGATAGTACAGTTCTGATAAAGATTGACAGTACTGTTGTAACTTTTGGAGATACAGCAGAATTTGGAGGAACCATTGCAACTAGGGCAAATATTTTTGCTTTTAAAGATTGGGATATGGATTATGATCTTGATAACATTTACAACAAAAATACAGGTAATGTAGGCATTGGCACCAGTACACCTACAGCAAAACTGCATATTGCCGGCAATGTAAAAATAGTAGATGGAACTCAGGGGGCAGGTAAGGTACTTACAAGTGATGCAGATGGTAATTCAGCATGGGCGGTTCAATCATCTCCAGTTATTTATAATCAGATAATAGGTGAAGAAAAAATTAGCGATGGTAACAATATATTAGAATTTGATAGTGCTTATTTAAAAAAGACTATTGCCATTTATAGGAATGGGTTAAGGCTAAGAAATACTGATTTCAATCCTGTTTATACAAAAGCTGTATCACTTAATTTTACCCCTACTATTGGTGATATTTTTATTAAAGATTATAAAAATATACCAGATACTGCTGCTGTTTTAATCTCCTTTAATATTGACAATAACTCTACAAGCTTTGATATAGAAGGTAGCGACTTTTTTACAGCAAGAGTAGATTGGGGTGATGGTGTTATAAATAATTACGCTGGATATACTATAACTGTATCTCATACATATACCACAAATGGGATACATAATGCATCCTTTAAATTTAACAGCTTTTCAACGGTTACTGCTTTACTCTTAAATAATCAAAAAGTAGTTTATATTGATAATCTCGATTTATTAACTCAATTATATTCATTAGGTTTAAGCTATAATCAGCTTACTCATTTTAATCCAAGAAAGCCTTTAAGCGGTTCGTTGACGTATCTAAGTTTAGATCACAATAACATATCCAATTTTAACTTGTCATTACCCAGTATAAATGCTTTACAAATAATAAACGTTGGGTATAATGATTTAGTAAAATTCCATATAAATGGACCAACTCCAAGAAACACGTATGTAGTAGACTTGAGCAATAATCAATTGCCTGTTACAGAAATTAATAGTATATTAACTTATTTCGATTCTGGTACATTACTTAATACTAATGCTGCATTTACTTTAGATCAGCAAACACCATCAGCTTCACCAACTGGAGCTGGTATAACTTCAAAGAATAACCTTATAACTTATGGTTGTACAGTAATAACAGATTAAAAAAGCTATCATAATCATGAAAAAACTATTATCGATTATTTTATTACTGATTTCCATTGGGGTAAATGCTCAAATTAAGAGTAATACAGATTCTATTTTAAATGTTTTCAATTCAAGGATTTTAAACATTGAGAATATAAAGCCCTTTAAGCTTGGCACCGGCTTTACCAGCAAAAATGATTTTGTAAATGTAAATTTTGATAGTGCTAATTTGAAATTATTGAATAGGATTATTACATTGGAGGCGGCTAGCACAAACCTTAATAATACAGTGATTTCACAGGGTTCATTGATAACAGCACTGGCAAATAGAATTGCTATTTTAGAGGCTGATAAAATAGCAAAAGATTCAAAACAAATCATGAATGATTCAAGATTTACATTAATTGAATCCTGGATTAAAAAACCTTTGTAATGAAAAAAAGTACAACAATATTTTTAATAATGCTTTGCTGCAATTGCTTTGCTGCCAATCATTATTTTTCTTCTACTGGTAGCGATGCAAATAATGGCTTAAGTTCTTTATTACCACAGCTTAGTATTTCTAAATTAAATACTGATATGGCCACTTATGCAAATGGTGATTCAGTTTTGTTTAAGTGTGGAGATACTTTTTATGGAGCTATTACAGGATTTAAGACAGGTTTAAAATTTGGCAGTTACGGCACAGGTGCAAAGCCTATAATTTCGGGATTTACAAATGTAACAAGCTGGACAAATCTGGGTAGTAATATTTGGGAGAGTGTAGCAATTACCGGAACTAATAAGCCCAACATGGTAACTATTGGCGGCGTGGCAAAAGCAATGGGCAGATACCCAAATGCAGGGTACAATTTCTACACTTCATTTACCACAGGTTACATTAAAGATGCAGCCCTAACAGGTAGGAACTTTACAGGCGGCAGGTTGTGTGTAAGGAAATTGCACGACATAATAAGTAACGATTCTATTACAGCACATAGCATTGATACCCTTTATGCAAATAGTATATCAGGCTACAATACATTGACCGGTTACGGCTATTTTGTAGAAAACCACCCCAATACATTGGATACAGAGGGTGAATGGTATTTTAATCCAATAACAAAAAAGTTACGAATTTACAGCACATCCAACCCAACGAGTGTAAAAATATCAACCATTGACACATTATGCTATCTATCTGCTTTTGATAATATTGCCATCAGTGGTATTGAGTTTCAAGGAGCAAATATTGCTGCTGTAGCGTTTGGTGGTCCTACAGTTGGTCAGGCGGTAAACGATACCATCAGAGGTTGCTCATTTACTTATAGTGGCAGGAACGCTATTTATTGTACATTCAACCGTTACTGCTCAATTGAGGGTAATTCAATTTACTACAGCCTGAATAATGGTATTTATTGTGAAAACGAGGGTGGCAGAAGTTTGAATATTAATATCTCAAATAACACGATTAAACACACTGGTACATTGCCAGGCATGGGATTTATACAGGCAAGTACAAGTAGCAATATCAGCTACAATGGCATTACCGTATTGGGAGATTCGGCAGTAATTACAGGTAACATAATTGATACGGTTGGGCATGTTGGCATTGCAGCTTACTACTCTAATACTAAAGTTAGAAACAACAATATCAACTACCACAATTACATAACAGACGATGGTGGTGGTATAAACTTTTTTGATGTAACATTTGGTGCAACAACCGAAACCGGGATTGATATAGTAGGCAATACAGTTACTAGGGGAATTGGTGCAGGCGTTGGAACTCCCGATGGCGGCAATGTGGCAAATGGTATCTATCTTGATGATAAGATTAATGGTGTACGAATTGACAGCAATATAGTAACAACAGCCGCTAATCATGGTATCTACTACCATAATATAACCAACGTAACAGCAAGTAGAAATAATGTAAGTAATTGTGGGGTGTCAGGCTTTGCGATAGCCCATGATGACCACGCTTATGGTATTCCTATCAGTAATTTAATTTTTACAAATAACATAATTACACAGCCTACAGGATGGACTTTGTACTTCTATAATTTCATTGATGGCGGTAATTTGGATAGCATGTTTACAAGGCTTGACAGCAACACTTACTATCGTTCATCCTTGACAGATACTGCTTTTAGGACTATCAGGTTTAATGGTACAAGTTATTTCAACCAGCATCTGAATTTTGGAGGGTGGAGGGCTGGTTATCCTTTGTGGGATGTCAATAGCACGTTAACCATTCCGGCTGATAGAGTTGTGATTAAAAACTTTAAAGGGTATATGATTTTTAGAAAAAATTAAAAACTATCGCATGGAAGAAATTACTCAAGTTAAAAAAGATATACAGGAAGTAAAGGTTAACGTAGGCACAATCCTTTATCTATTAAAGGGAGATGAATCTTTCGGTGAACACGGTTTTGTGAAAACTACAAAAGAGGCATTAGTAAACCACGAAGACCGGTTAAATCTGTTAGAAGAAGAGCAAGTTAGAAATAAGCAATTGAAGAAAATAATATTTTGGCTTATATCAATTGCCGTAACAGAAGGCATCGCAACACTATTTTTAATATTTACAAAAAAATAAATTTTATGTGGGAGAAAATTAGCAAACAATCAATCATTAACATCATTAGCCTAATTACCATTATAGGCTGTTTTATTTTGCTTTACCTGATGCAGGTAAAAGAAATACCAGCTGGTAATAAAGACCTGGTACTTACTGCAACCGGATTTGTATTTGGCAACGGCATGGGATCCGTGTACGGCTACCTTTTCAGTAGAAGTAAAACAGAAGATAAAAAAATTACATCATGAAAAAATTATTACAGTTCGTATTATGGTTAATAGTAGCAGCGCTTTTAACCAGCTGTGGATCTTCTAAAAAAATTAAATCAAGCTCTTTTACTAAGTTAGATAGCACAGGTATTACTATTGCTAAAGAAGTATCTGTAAAAAAGGAAAATACATCAGCAAATAACATAGTTGAAAACAGTACAGAAAACAGTTTTGAATTTTCTTTTGAAGAAGCAAAGGAGAGGGCAGATGACTTATGTAAAGATAAAAGTACTAAAAAATATGAGGTTGAGGCAACTGCTAAAAAATATACCGTAAAAATTAATGGCCACACAATAGAGAGCTCCAGGCCAATAAAAGGTATAAAGTATCAGGGTAAAGAAAATACCAAGATAACTGAGGCTATAGTTAATAATACAACTGATAGTAGTACCAATGATACAAATATTTCCACTGTGAAAACTCAGGAAATAAATACTACCGAAAAGAAAAAGGAATATTCCGGATTTCCATTATCATCCTGGTTTTTGCTTTTATTATCAATGTTGGTTTTGGTTGCCATCATCTTTAGAAAGGAAATAAAAAAATACATTGATCATGTTTAAGTTAACTGGTGAAATATTACAAAAGCTTTGTCCTGAAATGCCATTGAATAAAGCAAATTTTATTGCAGGGTTATTGGTATTTATTTGTCCAAAATATGGCATTGATACGGCAGATAAATTTCATGAATTTATTGCAAATGTTTTACATGAAAGTGGAGGGTTTAACATTTTATCTGAAAGCCTGAATTATAGCATAAAGGGATTGCTTGAAACTTTTAGCCGTAAAAGAATATCTGAACAGGATTGCAAGCGACTGGGAAGGACACCAGCCCGGGCAGCAGAACAGGCACAAATAGCATGGGCGCTTTATGGCGGCGACTGGGGAAGGGCAAATTTGGGGAACAATAAACCAAATGACGGTTGGATTTTTAGAGGAGCCGGTCCAATACAAATTACGGGTAGAGAAAACATTACCAGGTTTGCCAATTACTACAATAAACTCAATTCAACCGCATACACTCCGGAGGAGATGGCAGACCTATTGAAAAGGGATATTGGCGTAGGAATACATTCTGCCTGCTGGATCTTTGCTATCTCAATGAACCTTATTAACGATGCTGTAAATGATAATATGGCTGTAATCGTTAAAAGAATCAACGGTGGTACCATTGGAATGCCCGATCGTATGAAATATTATGAACTGGCTAAAGAGTACATTGTTTAAAAATACTTTTCAGATTGCAAGCAGTAATATAATTGAATTAAGAATTAGCCCTTGTACTTTTACAAGGGCTTTTAAATTAACTTCTTCCAATGCGCTATATGTTCACTGCTATTATTGCAATTCCATCCTACCATATTGGTTTTTTAGACATTTTTGAGGTTGACAACAATACATATTTTGCAAACCCTAAAAACTCATGGGAAAGCCTACACTATCCTCCAGAGTATGTACAGTTTTACTTTTCAAAAATTGGTTCAACATGGAAAACTGAACCACATGTACTTCAGAATATTTTAGAACAAGTTATTGAGCAAGGGGGGTTATGAAAAACTATTTGCCACCTTTTTAAGCCGTTGGTGTTGCCTTTCTTTTTCTCCATGTGCATAGTGCGATAAAGTTATTACAGGTGTTGTATGGCCAGCCATATCAGCTGCAGACTGAATATCCAAAGCCGCTGCTATTTCATCTAAATTAGAATGCTTTAAACTATAGAAATCAGCAGAAATGTTAAGTCCACCTTTTTCAACTGTAGCTTTTACGTGTGTCCTCCAGCGCCGGGTAATTTGCTCTGGCCTGATCTGTTTTACTCCTGGTTTAAGGCCAACACTAAATATAAAATCTTCTGGTTTTGCATCTTTCAGCAATTCTTCCCATAGGGGGAGTATATTATCTTTAATCGTTCTTAGCTGTTCATTTGTTTGTTTACCTTTTTTTACTAATAATTTGTATTGCTGTTTCTCAAGATAAATATCTTTTCTTTGAACCCTTAATAATTCAGTTTCCCGGCTGCCAGAATGAAAGAAAATTTGCATAAAACGCCAAAAGGAATAAGTTTTTATTTTTAAATGATTATTTATTTTGGTTCTTTCTTCAGCTGTAAGGGTCTGTCTTATCCTTTTTATCACTTTCTTCTTTTTTAAATCTTTCACAGGATTTATTTCTGTAGCCTCCATTTCTACCAATTCAGAGAATAGTATCATTAAGTATGATCTAAATTTATTGTAACGGTCATTGCTGAACTTAGGATTGATAATGGCCACCTGCTCCAACAGTGCTTTAATATGCTTTCTTCTTACATCTCCAATTGTTAAAGCAGTAATATGCATTTGTCTGGCAGCGGCCTCTAATGCTTTAATTACACATTTGATATCCTCAGTAGTATGTGGTTCAACTTTCAATTTTGGTAAAACCTCCCAAAAAGCTTCTATAAATTTTGTACCTGGATGAATCTCGTGGTTCAATACTACCGGTTTAATAAATTCTCCAGTAATAGGGTTGTATCCTTCATATTGAAGCATCATCAATAGCTCATCCATTACTACCTGTACAGCAGATCTTCTTTCCTGTAATGTTTTAAAGCGATTGATTTTGCTTTTCAGAATTTTTAAACAACCCTTTTTATATTTTTCTTTGAAAGCAGGGTCATGAAAATAGTATTGAATGTACCATTCCTTTTTTACAGAAGCAGATTGTGTTTTCCAGTTTTTCGGGAAAACAGTAGGTTCGCTGCAGGTGCAGCCATTTGGTAGTTGTAGCATAAAAGTATTAACCTTTTTATTAACTTTTTATGCTACCGTGCAAGGGAAACTAAAACTTAAATTAGCTGAAAACCTTATCAGATAAGGCTTTCAGCTTTGTATCGGGGAGCAGACTTGAACTGCCGACCTTCGGGTTATGAATCCCCGTTTTAAATGTTATATTTTTTGAAACCCTTGCTGGTAGCGGTTTTTAATTTTGTGATTTTAGTCCGAAACGTCCAATTTTTATACAGTATTAACTTTTTTATTAACCGTAATTACTTCTTCTTTTTGCTTAGTAATTCAATATTCTGCTCCATTCTTACCATGTCTTTTTCAAGGCCTGATATTCTTTCTTTAAGGCTTTTTACCTGACTTTCTAAATTTGAAAACATCATCATCTCTCCTTGGCCAGTTAATAACCAGGTTGGAGAAACTTTATAAAAATGCAATAGTCTTCCAACTGCTTCAAGGGTAAATGAATTTTTATTTAAAGAGTCCTGTGAATTTCTTATCCGGGTAATATTCGTACTTGCCATGCCGATTGTTTCTCCAATTGCCTTATCTGTTACCTTTCCTTTTGATCTATCTCGAAGAATTGAATCGATCGCTTGTAAAAATCTTGCATTGATCTCGTCTGTGAAATGATATTTGTAGGTTATTGGTTCCATTATTATAAATTATTTTTTGGTACACCATTTATTAAAATAAAATTCCAACAGAGGCATTAAAATAACCAGTATTATTATCACTATTATTATCCCTTGTAATTGTATGAAATCCACTGCCATTTAAATTTTTAATAGTTTGAATGGTGGTTATGGAGGTATTGAATTGAATGTATCTATATCCAACAGAAGTATAGAATCCAAGATTTTGTTTAGATTTAATTGGTAGTATTGCTCCTAAATTGAAACCTGCAAAAGCTTGACCCTTAGTATTTGATTTAGTGGTTATACCCTCTCCGTTTCCAAGATTAAGCGAATAATTTAATTTAAAATTATAATTATAGGTGCCAAGGTTTAAAGATAAATAAACAGGAAGCTTGTCTATATATAAATACTTTCTAAAATCTATATATATTGGATAGGCAGTTGATGACGTTCCATTACTGGAAAATGAAATTAATTCTAAACCTAAACCTATCCCCATAGAACGGTTTCCATTTTTATTATTAGAAGATAATCCCATAAAAAATTTACCTCCAACGTTTTTTGCATCCTCTAGTTGTAAACCAACTTGAAAAGATGCGTTGCTTTTATTTTTAGACTGGCTAATACCGAATAATGGCATTAATAGTATTATAATTAACTTTTTCATTTCAATTTCTATTGATAATTATTGAGTTTGTATTGCGTTTTATAACGCCGGTAACTATAAAAATATTGATGATTTCATTTACGGGTATATCAAAAGGGGGATAGGCAAGTTTGCCCAGCCTGGCTCCTTCATCAAAAAGCATGGTATTATCTGAGTAGCAGGTAAAAAAATCACTGTGGCTTTCGTCATTTTTATAAAAAATCCTTTTGACCATTCTTCTGTCTGCAGTTTCAATAACATAAACCTCTCCGGGCTCTATAAATTTACTTCTGCATCTAACTAATCCAATTACACATCCAGGAGGATAATTAGGGATCATGCTGTTCCCGTAAATTCTTATGGCTGCTTCACTATCATTTAATAAATCCCCAATATAAATTGTGCCGGCTGGAGCCTGAATAGGCATGATTTCAGAATTAAGGTTACCGGCTGATGCATCTGCATCGTAAAATGGAATATGTTTTTTTTCTTTTCCATTTTTTAAATCATTTCTTTTTACATGGTATGGAGCAGTAGGTTCATTTAAGACATTTTCATTTAAATCAGAATTGGTGAGCATTTCTCCAACACCATGAAGTAGCCAAATCTCATTCAGTTTTGGATAGGTAGATTTTATTTTAGAAAGGTTTTTTGGACCAATAGAAGTTCTAATATTATTTACAGAACCATTAGAAATATCACAGTTCTTTTCAAATTGAGATTGCCCAATTTGGAGAGTATTTATGAATTCTATTAGTCTTTCTTTAACTGACATTAGATAAATGTTCTGTAAAAATGTTTATGTTAATAACTGTGTGGAAAAAATATACAGAGAAAAGTTCTAAGTATTTTTGGTTATTAGAACAATGTTCTATTATCTTTGCCATACCAAAGTAAATACAAAAAAACTAAAGATGCAAATTCCAGAACATTTAATTAAAAAATGGACCGCTTTAAGAAGTGGCGAGGATGTATCTAAAATAGCAGGATTAGCTGGATGCACTGGCCAAGCTGTTAGAGATGCATTTAAGTTAAAAAGAACCAATACTAAAATATTTGCTGCTCTTGGAACTTACTACAAAGAAAAGGCTGAATTATTAAAAGAATTTATCTAATGACAGAAGCCCAAATCATAAACGAATTACAAACTATTGATGCTATGGCCAAGGCCTTAAGCGAAAGATGCTACCGTGCAAGGAAGCTCCTGGAGAGGATCTCCTCTCCAGCTCCCAAGGGGGGCAAGAGGAAAATTAGTGCAGAGCAGGAGGCAGAACTCCGGCTAAGCTTGAGAGGAAAGAAAACATTGTTTGCAAAATAAAATAAACCTAGCTATATGATACACCCAAATTTACCTACCGTCTCGCTTTCTTTTGAAACGCTGTATATGCAGCATTGGTTTACTGTGAAATATGATACAGAGCATGAAGGATGTATCCGGATTATGGATGTGATTTACAACTGCTGGCCGCTTGATGTGGTTGAACTTAGGACTGCTGATAAAGTACTATGGCAATTCATAAGTGATGCGGCCTTCAATAACTGTGAAACCCACTGGCAGGATTATAAGGAGGGTATAGCAGCATGATGAAGTATATACCTGCAATACCAATGAAGTGGATCCTCACTCAGTATTGCCTTAGTAAAAATTTACCATTCCGGCTCAACAGGCCAGAAGAATTAATAAGAGCCTTTCAGCATTATTGCAATAACGTAAAAAAATTAAACTGATGAAAATTGCAATGACAATATTGAAGGTGCTGAAAGTGATAGCTGTTTTATTTCTGCTGTTTATTGTGTATGTGGCTGGGGTAATAATGATAATTCCAATTATGCTTTTCACTGTCGTTTTTGGCAGATCGGATATGGTAGATCATGATGAGCTGATGAGTGAAAACATTGAGTATGATTTTTAATTTTTTCATATAGCAAGCAATCGTAGCCGGTGTATTTCTATACACTGGCACATTTTAAAGATTATGAGCAAATTGATTGATTGGTTAATAGATGTATTTATAGAATGGATTGAGCCGCATGGCAACTCCGAAATAATGTAATTATGAGTGAATGTAGTTTTCCAACCTGCACCAGAATACCAGAGCATAACGGCTACTGTTTTCTGCATAAAATATACAGCAGTGTACCCCAACCGCCGAAGGTTAAAAAGGAAATCCCAAAAGTTTCTGAAAAGCGTAAGGAGCAGGACAAGCAATATAAAAAAGTAAAGAAAGAGATCTTAGGTAAAGATGCAAGATGTAAAGTAAAATCACCTGTTTGTACTGGTAAAGCTCAGGGATTAAACCACGACCAAAAGAGAACGCCGGGCAACTATACCAATGTAAATAATTTAACGCCCTGCTGCAATGCCTGTAATCTGTACATAGAAGAGCATTCAGCCTGGGCACTTGAAAACGGGCATACGATAAGCAAATTCGCAACAATTAAACAGTAATAAAATCAACAAAAAATCATGAGTACAAAATTAACGCTGATTCAAAAACTAGATCAGTCGGCACCTGCAGCAATAGTAGGGTTGCCAGAAGTAGCAGACCGCTTCAAAGGTATTTACAAAGTAATGAACGGCGGCGATGATGAAGTCGCTGGCATAAAGTACGAAGCTGAAAAATTCCACTTTATGAAGTTAGTAACAGATACGGCCGCTTTACAGAACTGCACCAAATTAAGCCTGTATGGATGCTTTATTGATATGGCTGTAAATGGCCTGTCATTCGATCCTGCTATGAAGCATGCCTACATAGTACCGTTCTCAGTAAATGCTGGCACTAAAGACAACCCAAAGTGGGAGCAACGGGCTTCTTTAATGATTGATGGCCGTGGCGAATTGCTGATCAGAGTAAGACAAGGGCAAATAAAATACGCTGATAACCCGGTACTGGTTTATGAAGGCGATGAGTTTATGCATGGTACTACAAAAGGATCTGTATTCTTAGAGCATAAGGCTGTATTTCCACGTAAATCAGATAATATCATTGCCTGTTATCTACGAATAGAAAGGCCAGATGGATCCGTTGATTATAAGGTAATGGGTATTGACGAAGTGTTGAAATTAAAAGAATTTGGAAAGAACGGCAATAGCCTGGCATGGACAAAAGGCTTACCGGGCATGGTGCAAACCAAATGTATTAAACACGCTTTCAGAAGCTATCCAAAAGTAAAGCTTGGTAATTTTACCAAACTACAGACAGAAAGCATTGAACCCACTCCAGAGGTTACTATTGATTACGGCTTAAATGACGCTGCTGAGGAGCTTCCGCAAGCTACCGGAACATTTACACCGGTCATGATTGTAGAGCCAGTAAAGCAGCCAGTACAAGATGATGAGTTTGTTTCTAAAGCTCAGCCATCCGGAAGTAAAAGCTTTGATGATGATGACTTTTAATTTTTAACCTTCTAATAGTTCAACAAAAAAAATGGAAAATAACAATCAAGTAGCAGTAATCGAAAATAGTATCGAGCTGCTAAAAAAAGCACCGCAAATTTTACAGGCTAACCAGATCCGCAAAAGCAAAGCCATTGAAGTAGGCAACAATATTCTTGTGCAGATTGATAGCGAAGGCATGAATACTGCTATTGATGAAAGAGCAATGAAGTATCTGGCCAATGTAAACGCTGCCAGCAAGGATATGAAAGAACAACGGGCAGGAGTTACTCAAATAATGGACCAGCTCAAAAAAATGTACACCGAGGTAGAGAATGAATTGGATATTAAAAAGCCCGGAACAATACCTGCACAAATTCAAGAGCACCGGAATAAGTATGCTACTCAATTAGCACAAGAAGCAGCCGAAAAGAAAAGGCAAGCTGAATTAGTAGCTGCAAAGCAAAAGGCATACATTGAAATTGTCGCAAGTATAGAATCTCAATTTGCACAGTTTTACGGTAATCTTTTACTGGCTAAAAAAACAGCAATGCACAACAGCTTTAATCAAATATCACTTGCTGATTTTGGCGAAAAATCAATGAAGTTAAAAGCCTTCAACCCTACCTTAAACCCTGCTTTACTTAGCGAATTTAAACCTACTGGATATTATTTACAGTATCATTCACAAGGTGAAATTGCAGAAATGATAGTAAGTATCTCTAGTGAAAAAATACCTGAGTATAGCAATAACTATGTTGCAGAATTGGAAATTGTAAAAGATGAACTAATTGAAAGATTACCATCTAAATTAAATGAACTGAATGAGCAAAAAAGACTGGCAGATGAAAGAGCGGCCGAAGCAGAAAGGCAGCGTATTGAAAAAGAAAAATCAGATGCAGCCATTGCAGCCGCCAATGCTGAGCAGCGAAAAATTTTAGAAGCAAAGGCAGAAGCTGACAGGCTTGAAAATGAACGCAAAAACGCTGAGCTATTAGAACGGCAGCAAAAAGCAGCAGCGGAACAGGCAGACAGAGAAGCAGCAACAGCAGCAAGGATCAAAGAAGAAGCCGAAGAGAACAAAAGGAAAGCTGATCTTGATATTGAAGTGAAAAAGCAGGGTGAACAAACGATGGTAATGTTTGAGCAGGAAGCAGCTACTGCAGAATTGAATGATGGACCATCTACCAGGCAAGGTGTTGAAATTACGGTATTGCACCCGGTAGGCTATACTCAAATATTTGCGCTTTGGTTTGATGCTGAGGGAAAGAACCTGCCTCTTGATAAACTTGGTAACACAAAACTTGATCAGATGAAAGCATGGTGTGAAAAGAAATGCTTGAAGGACGGCACTAAAATAGAAAGTAAGTTTTTAGAGTACACCGATAATTTTAAAGCTGTAAATAAGAAAGCAAAGTGAGTATAATTAAAGATCCATACTATAGTCGCTCCGAGGTTTCAAACTCCGACCTCGGAGCCTTAGAAAAGTATTTTGAAAGAGATGCCTTTACTATTGACTTAACAGCAGCATTCCGGTTTGGTAGCTTACTGGATGCTATGATTACAGAACCTGAGCAGGTAGATTACTTTAAAATGACAGTAGCCGGTGAACCAATGCCAAAGGATGAATTTGTAAAGGCTGGTATAATGAAGGCAAAGTTTTTTGCAGATCCAATGTGCAAGCATTTGGCCAGTATATCAGAAATGCAAAAGGTTACAATTAAGCATGATTTTGAAATCTGTTATGAAGGTATAAACTTTAAATTGGACATGAGGGCTAAGTGGGATTTTTTCGTAAAAGATATTGATATGAGTGGTGACTTAAAAACAACAGCCAGTACCACTCAGAAACAATTTGAAGATTCAATCAGTCATTATAATTACGACAGGCAAGCTGCATTGTACATGGATCTGGAAGGTAAAACAAACTTCATCTTTTTAGGTATTTCAAAAACAGCACCCCATAAGATTTTTAAAGTACCAGTAAAAAAGGGCAGTCCAATTTACAACGCTGGCAAGGCAAAGTACCAGGAGTTAGCATGGCGGTATTTTTATCTGTTTGGCGATTTAAGTAAAATTTCATGAAGCAAATAACCTTTGAGATTAGAGGCGGCAAAATTATAAACCCTGCTGAAATGCGAGAGCTATTCAACACATTGAAAGAAGGTAGGCACCAATTGACAATTAAGGATATGAGAAAAAGAAGCTTACCGCAAAATGATTATTACTGGGGCGTAGTAGTTCCGATGTGTAGGCAGGGTTTATATGATGCTGGTTACGATGAGGTAAAAACTTCTTTAGACAGCCACGAAGTTTTAAAGCATTTATTCCTAAAAAAGGAAGTAGTAAATAAATCAACTGGCGAGGTATTAGTATTAGATGGAAGCAGCAAAGAGCTCACCATCCCGGAGTTTAACGAGTACATAGAAAACATTTGTAAATGGGCTGCTGAGTACTTATCAATTGCCATCCCTTCACCAAATGAAGCAATGGCAACCTTCGCTGATTATATAGATGAAATTACAGAAAGATGAAACTTGAAAAAGATGTATTCAGTAGTTGTAATCCGAAAAGAAAATATGGAGAGCAGGGCGAAGTAGTAGGAGTTGTAAGTTATCATGGAAGCGTTGCGATAGTAGAGAATTTACTAGGTGAAAAGTTTGCAGTAAAGGCCGAATTATTATCCGGTACAGTAGCTGAAAAAACTACAGAGCCTATAATTGAAAAACCAAAGCAATCAACAAAAACGGTAAAGGCCAATAAGCCGGCACCAATTATTCAACCATCATTATTTTAAGATTTATGGAAAAAGTAAAAATCAAAAAAGCAAAGATCAAAGACGGTTTATTCTTAGACGTAGAATTTACAGAGGATTTACCGGGGCACTCAAAAAAAGATACCAAGCTATCCTGTACAGTGCCGGTACATGAAGATTTATTGAAAGCATTTGAAAAGCTACCAAAACACCTGGCTATACTTACTGATGCTTTAGCTAAGCCATCCAAAGTAAAAAAGCTGGAAGAGTGGGAGGATGAAGAGCTTACAAAATTTGCTGTAAAAGGATTTAGTATTGGAGGTAATGACGAGAACGAGGGTGTAACCTTATCAGGCAGTAAAAAAGGTGAATACGGTTTAATCAATCTCAATACACCGTTTCAAAAATGGGAAGCCAGCGACTACAAACATATTGGCGATTTAGGCAGCGATATTAACGACTGCATTTATGAAGTTGAGCAATACTTGTTTGAAGGTAAAAAAGCGCCAGAAAGCCAGCTATCATTATTTGATGATGTAACCGTAACAATTGAAGGAGGTGAGGAAATATGAGATTAGCAGCAACGCATTTTGTAGAGGTTTATGAGAGTGTAAATAAAGTAGAAACGGTTTCAAAACTTTACCCTATAAATGCCATGGCTAAATGCTTATACATATCTAGGGCTATGAAATTTAAAACACTTCAAGTTTGGAAAATCAAATTCAAAGAAAATGCCAATCCGGAAAAAGGGGAGTTACCAGAAGGTAAAAAATAGAACTCCAAAAGAAACGCCGCTGCCTAAAATTGAGGTTACGGTAAAAGTAAAAGCTTTAAAAACTGTAGAAAATGACTAAAAGAAACTTTAGAGGTAAGGTTTATCATTACGATCATGATTGTGGATGGGTGTATGGCTGTTTACATAACGAATGGGAAGGTGGCAGCTTTTTTACACTGATTACTAATATTGACGATGAAAAACCAACAACAAACTCTTACAATGTTTTAGCCGGAACTGTAAGCCAATCAACCGGAATTAAGGATAAAAACGGCAAAGAAATATTTGAAGGTGACATTTTGATTGATAGAGAAATTACAGAGGATGGAATTGATATTAGTAGTTATTGCCCTGTTATTTATAACGAAGCAACAGGAAGTTACTGTATTGATAATTCTTACTACAAAAATGTTCAGCACCTGGTTAATATGGTTGAGTACTTCGGGATTGGGAATTTAGAAGTAGTTGGTAATGTTTTTGAAAATTATGACTTACTGCCTAAAGTAAACTCACCTGATTACATTGAACCAAAAATTGACCTTCCATTTTAAAAACAACTGTATGAGAAAGTGGAGCAGGTATTACAGAAACCGAATTAGAGAGGATAGAAAGCCTTTAATACGCAGGGTAATGTGTTACGTTAATTTCAAAAAATTCATTAATAAAATCTAAAACATGAAAAAATGCTATATCGCCGGGCAAATATCCGGGGTACAAATTTCTAAAGCATACAAGAACTTTTTTCTGGCTGAATGTGAACTGGAGAAAATGGGCTATAAGCCTGTAAACCCAATGGCTTTACCACATAAGCACAATAAGGAATCGAGCAGCTATATGAGAGAGTGCATAGCTGCCTTAATTGAATGCGATTTTATTTACATGCTGGTAGGATGGGGAGATAGCGAAGGGGCAAAACTTGAATATGATCTTGCAGTAAAATTAGGCATCACAGTTTTGTATCAACCAAAAGAAAGTTTCTATGCAAAAGGATAATTCATTCCGCAAGGCTTTTTACCATCTTAAAATGGCAAACGAATATTTTAGAGATGCACAAAGGGAACACCCTAATAAAGTAAGCGGTGCAGTTGGTAAGAAGTATGGAGACCGCACCGAATGGATGATGAAAGATTTTAAAAGCAATCCATTATTACCAGGCTTTGCAATTGAGCAATGGAGCAAGGAAATGGACAGCGATATTATGTTTCATGAATCAATCAGCAGCAAAGCCTTGAACCTTACAGAAAAGCAAAAAGAGATTTTGGAAACTATCATAGACCAGGTAATTGCTGGAGAAGAAATTACAGTTAAAATACAATAGTCAAAAAGAATAAAATTTATACAAAAAGATTTGCAGAGTTGCTATATTTGCAACTCAATCACTTAACGAAGTAGTGTCCGATAAGTGATTTATTCACTCCATTAAAGGGGGCTTTCAGACACTACCTGTTAGCCCCTTTTTTAGTTTATGATTGATATAACAGAAACGCCGATTGGCTATCAGGTTGAATTTGAATATAAGCCTTGGATAGTGGATGCAGTAAAAAGAATACCCGGCGCACATTTTAAACAGTTAGACGGTAAGAAATTCTGGCACGTTCCTTTAAGTTCCAGTAATGCTTTATTAAATTGGGCTGCTAAATTAGGTAAGACACCAAAGGCACAAACTGCTGTAGAGATTGGAGAAATAGATCCGCTTCCAGAGCTTACAATTGATATTCCACTAAAGATGAAAATGTTTCCGTACCAAGAAAGCGGCGTGGCTTACAATCTTGAAAAAAAGACGGCAATATTAGGGGATCAGCCTGGCCTGGGTAAAACGATTCAAGCCATTGCAACTGCTGAGGCTTCCGGGTGTAAATGTATTTTAATTATTTGCCCTGCTACATTAAAAGAAAACTGGAAAAGAGAGATCGAGGTAAAGTGGACAAATAGCAAAGCATTGATCTTAAGTGATAGCTGTAAAAATACATGGCCAACATTTTATAAGGTAGGTATTGTAAAGTATTTCATCACGAATTATGAGAGCTTAAAAAAGTACTTTGTTGAGGGGGTAAATATACCAACAGGCAAAGACGGCAAACCAGTTCCATTGCGTTTAAATCACATCAAATTTAAAGATACCATTGATCTTTTTGATTGTGTAATTATAGACGAAATCCACAAATGTTTCCCTTATGAAACTAAAGTATCAACAGAAATAGGGCTTTTAGAAATTGGGCTTATAGTAGAACAAAAGCTGGATATAAAAGTTGCAAGCTTTGACCACAAAAGCAATTCAATAGTATTTAAGAAAATAATAAATCACTGGACAAATGAGCTTAAAGAAAGAAGTATTTACAAAATCAGGCACGAAAACGGACTGCTCTACGCAACTGGAAATCATAAAATCTATACCGCCAGCGGCGAGTACAAAGAAGTACATAAAATCAAAAGTGGAGAGATGTTGTATATGTTGCAAGAAAACCTTTCTGACAAAAAAGGCAGGAAAGGCAACTGCAAAATACTGCTCCAGGAGTTGCTTTGCAAAGACAATAAATGCAGATCCGGAAATAAGGAAGAAAATGGACTTGAACAAAAGAAAGCCGGAAATAGAAAAAATATGTGCTTATTGCTCAGTAAGTTTTTCTATAAAATCCAACGGCAAGGAATCTGCAAAAATTCGGTTTTGCAGTCAAAGCTGCTCGGCAAAATGGAGAGTAAGAACACCGGAGGCTATTGCTGCAAATCAAACGCAGGAGAAAAGGGAAAAAGCAAGAGTGAATGCACTTCGTATAATGAACGAAGGTTCAAGAAGGCAAAAAACTTCACAAAGAATGATTGCAAAAAATCCTATGCACAATCAGGAAACAATAGAAAAGCTAAAAAAGGTAATGAGTGGTCGCACATTTCTGGCAAGGGGTGGCAATGGCCAATTAACAAAGCAGCAAATAATGCTTTGGGAGGCAATAGGGCTACCGGAATCAGCAATGGAGTTTGCTATACCAACAAGGATCGTGAAGAGTTTATTCAAAAGCCTACCAAATTCATACAAGGTAGATGTTGCAATAGAAAATATAAAGCTTGCAATAGAAGTGGACGGGAGTACCCACAGATTAAAAAAATGGAAATTTCTGGACGCAAGAAAAACAGAAGTGTTAAATGCGTTAGGGTGGAAAGTATTGAGGTTTACAAACCAACAAGTAACGGAGAATTTGGATTCAGTTCTATTGTCAATAAAAGAGTTTATGATTTAGAGGTAGCTGATACACATAATTACTTTGCAGATAACATTTTAGTATCAAACTGTAAGGATGGGAAAACAATGCAAAGTAAGCTTACAATGGGCATTGCAAAGGGTAAGGAGTACATTTTAGGATTGACAGGAACGCCTGTTGTAAACAAGCCTATTGACTTAATACCGCAACTGCACATCATTGGCCGCCTTCATAATTTCGGTGGGTACAAAGGCTTTGTAGATAGATACTGTCAAGGTAGAAATCAAGCAAGTAATTTAAAAGAATTGAATTACTTGTTGCATAAAAACTGTTTTTATCGCAGGGAAAAGAAAGATGTATTAAAAGATTTGCCCGATAAAATGAGGGAGATTATCAAGTGTACCATCAGCAACCAGCGAGAGTATGACAAAGCCGAAAATAATCTGGTAAACTATCTCAAAGAAAATTTAGGTAAGACAGATCAGGAGATTAGCGTAAGCCTACGTGGTGAGGTTATGGTAATGATTGGTATCTTAAAAAAGATAGCAGCAAAAGGTAAAATAGCAGATGTAATTGAACACATTGAGGAAGTAGTAGAGGCAGGGGAAAAGATTATTGTATTTGCATGGCACAAGGAAGTAATAGACGAACTGAAAAAAGTAATCACTGGCGCCGTTACCGTTGTAGGTAACGATAGTATGGAAAGCAGACAAAGATCTGTTGACAGCTTCCAGAATGATCCTAAAGTACAAGTTATCCTATGTAATATTAAATCCGGCGGTGTAGGTATCACGTTGACAGCTTCCAGCCGTGTAGCCTTTATTGAATTACCATGGCATCCTGCAGACTGTGAGCAATGCGAAGATAGAGCACATAGGATTGGTCAAAAAGATAGCGTACAGGTGTCTTACTTCTTAGGTGATGGAACTATTGATGAAAAGATTTACGAGATCATCGAGAATAAAAGAAACATTGTAAACCAGGTTACAGGGGCAAGTGATGATGTGGAAACGGTAGAAAAGAACATGGTCGATCAGTTGATTGGTATTTTTTCAAAAGCTAAAAATTAAGGCATGAAGTATATCCTACATGATACAAATGCCATTGATGATGAGAAAATGACTGAGCTTTTTTTAGAGTACGGATATGAGGGTATAGGGTTGTTTTGGTGTGTGCTTGAAAAGATTGGAAAGCAAGAAAAACCGATCAAAACCAAGGTGCTAAAATCACAGTTGAAAGTTGGTAAAAAGCTTGACAAATGCTGGAACTTTATGGAAAGTATCGGCATACTTTCATCAAACAATGGTGAAACTTTCAATGAACGAATATTATCGTACAGCGAAACCTACAAGATAAAAAAAGAAAAAAACAAAGAAAAAATTTCACAATGGCGTGAAAATCAAACAGTTGAAAAAAATGTAACCGGTTACGAACCTTCTTGTAACCCTCCTAAAGTAAAGGAAAGTAAAGTAAAGGAAAGTAAAGTAAATAATCCTGTTGTTGATGCTATCGCACCAACGGGAAAATTAGAAATTTTACCTACTGTTTTTTGGAAAGAATTAACAGACGTTTGGTTTAAATTTTATAAAAAATATTACCTCACTGATCCAAGCTTTATAGCAGCCGAAGGCAAGCAATTAAAATCAATTTTAACACGGCTCGAAAAAAAGACAAAAGAGAAAGGTTTTGAATGGACAGAAAAACACTCAGCAGATTGCCTTGCTCAATTTCTGGAACGTGCCAGATCAGATGAATGGCTAAGCAGAAATTTTAGCCTTGCAAACCTCGATTCAAAATTTGATATTATCATAACGCAAAAAAATGGACAAGCCTCAAACGCAAAACAACAAACTGGAAAAGTTACAGGTGAACAACTCAACCAGGCATTTACTAATTTCTATACACAGCAACAATAAAATGGCGATTGCTGATAATTTACAGCAGTTTAAAAATAATGGGGTGGTAAATTTTGCAAATATTCTTTCCATACCATCAAAAGACAGATTGCCTGAATTGGTACAAATTCACGGCCAGCAAAAAATTCATGCCTTGTTGGTCATGATGCTGGCAGATTTTGCCAATAGTTTTAATCTGATCCGGCCAATGACACAAGATCAGATGGTATCAACAGCACTTGAATTAATTGCAACCAGCTATGATGATAACTTAGCTATTGAAGATTTTGCAATTTTCTTTAGTGATGCCAAAAGTGCTAAATACGGCAAAGTATTAGACAGAATGGATCAGCAAACGGTTTTTGAATTGTTTGAAAATTACCGCCAAAACAGACATAAGGCATACTTACAATCAAAAGAAGAACAAAACGTAAAATTCAAAGGATATGGCCCATCTGACAGGATTTGTGACGATAGGGAGGAAGAACAAAATGTAATGCGTAAGGAAATGAATAGGTATTATTCTGAAACTGTAATCAAAACCCATACACATGGCAAGAATCCAACTAGTGACTAACACCGATATTTTCTTAAGCCATGAATTTGAATTACCGGCTAAAGAACATGATAAGAGCTTTGAGTATAAC